TAATTAATAATGAATTATATTTGTTAGATTATTTAGGAAATACCGACAGGTTAATTTGGTGCAAAAAGATAACTCTAGCAACAGACCTAGATTTGATTGCTGATGGAGTACAAGCTATTGATGATGAGTTCCTTGAATGGTTTGTTAAAAATCCAAGTTGTGAGAATGTTAAAGTTGAATCTTTAAATATTGGAGATGGTAAATTAGGTTATGTTATTTGTAAACCAAAAGAAGAACCTAAACAATATTTCTATTGCTCAGATAGATTAGAACTTGACGAGAACGAAAGATGTGTTACACAATGTAATCATTGTGCTAGTAAACCTAAACAAAGACTTGAAAAGTATTCTGAAAGATTTGATAATGATAAATCCCCAATAGGTAATACGGAAACTTGGGGTAAAAGAATGGTTAAAGAAACACTTGAAGAAGCAGTTAAAAGAATATATCCAGAAGATGAACAATGGACTGATAGACATATTTTCAATTTAGGTGTTAAATGGCAACAAGAAAGAATTTATATTGATATAGAAGTATTTACAGAAGAATTAAAAGATAAAATTGATTTATTTGAATATTCTGTTAATCAAAATTCATACATATCAGATTATATAAAAGAATGGTTTGAACAATTTAAAAACAAATAAAATGAAAAATAATGAAAAACATTACTTAGATAAAATGGAAGAAGACGGTAGATGGTTTATAAATGAAACCATAGCTTCTTAACAATAATAACAATTAAATAAATTAAACATTATGAAACAATTACAAAAAGAAGATTTAATAGAAGGTGAAATTTATAAAGCATTTACTTTTAATAATAATAAATACATATTTAAAAAAACTAATCATTTAACTGATTGTGATAATATAAATTCTTATCTTAATATTTTTCATAAAAAAACTGGAAACTTTAATTATAATATTGCAAGTTTTACAGAAATTACACCAGAAGAAAAACACTGGTTAGAAGAATGTATTAAAATTGATAAATTTGTATCTTATGAAGATGCTATGAAAACATTTGAACCTGAATTTGTATTACCTGAGAAATGGTGTGTTAAAAATACAAATGAAAAAATTTCTGAATTTTTTAATTCTAAATTGAAATGGAATTCAAAATGTTATAGTCATATTTCTAATAAAAACAAATATTTACATTCTATGGATAGTAATAGAAATAATGTAATTAATTCTACAATTTATGCAAATGTAGCACACGATTGTATTATAAAAAATTATACAGAAATAACATTTGAACAATTTAAAAAATACGTTTTAAAAGAAGAAGTTATGGAAACACCAAAAGATAAAGTATTAGAAACTAGTCATAAAAATAATAAGTTTATTAAAAAAGTAGAATGTTCTGAAGGTGGAATATATAAATTAGGTGATAAAATCACTGTATTTACTAAAGATAGTCCAAATAAAGGTAAAATATTTACTATTAAAGGTTTTAGATGGAATAATGCTAAAACTAATTTATGTGCTATAACTGAATTACATACACCTAATGGTATTGGTCTTGATAAAATTGAATTATATATTGAACCTAAAAAAGAATTATCTTTATTAGAACAAGCTAAACTTAGATATCCTGTTAATACTAGATATTATGCTCTTTATCCAGATATTTGGATATAAACATTCTGAAGAATCAATTTCAAAAATGTCATCTTGGAAAAGAATTGTTACACCAGAATGGTGTAAATCAATATCTAATGCAACAAAAGGTATTCCAAAAGCTAAAGGTATTAAAAGAATTAATCACCCCGATTATAGTAAATGGTTAGGTGGTGAAAAACATCCTGTTGCCAAACTTACTTGGGAAATAATTAATAATTTAAGAAATGATTATAAAAAAGGAATAAAACAAAAACAATTATCAATTAATTATAATCTTCCTTATACTTATATCAACTCAATATTACATAATAGATATTGGAAAGATTCTAATTATGAATTTAAAAAATATAAAAAATTATGAAAAAATTCCGTCTTATACGTGAATATCCTGGTTCTCCTAAATTAGAAACTATTGTATTAGAAGAGGCTTCTAATTATGAATCTAAATCTGATTCGTTTAGTAAAAACTCAATTGAAAATTATCCAGAATTTTGGGAAAAAGTTGTTGAAAAAGATTATGAAATATTAAAAAGAGAATATATTCCTGGAAATTGTAGAGAATATAATACTGAAAAACATCAGTATAAAATAATTTCTATCAAAAGATTAAGTGATGGTGAAATGTTTACTATTGGTGATAACGTTATTAATAAAACAAATTCATTATATCATGGTGTAATATCTAAAATCTATATAAGTAATAATAAATTAGAATTATATGTAGCTACTACTATCAATGGTAATATGGGATTATTTTTAAATAATGTAGAAAAAGTTAAACAACCATTATTCACAACTGAAGACGGTGTAGATATTTTTAAAGGTGATAAAACTTATTATGTGTTTAATGATTTAACACCTGAATGTAATTCTGGTTTTAAATGTAAATGGAAAGTTAGAGGTGGTTTTTATCAAAATTATCAAGTAAATCAAGGAAATGAATATTATAAGGTATTTTCAACAAAAGAGAAAGCTGAAGAATATATTTTATTAAATAAACCTTGTTTAAGTATTAATGATATATTATCTTGTAGAGGAGAATTATCAAGAAGTTTTCTCATCAACAAAGCAATTAACTTAGCACAACAAAAATTAAATAATAACAAATAAATATTAATAATTATGAAAACTGAAACAACAAAAGTGTTTTTTAGATATCCTGAAGGAGAAGCTAAAATTATTGCAGTAGCTAAAAATGTAGCTAATGATCAAGAAATTGCAACTAGAGAAGTTGTATTACGTCACGGTGATAAACCAGACAAAAGAGTAGGTAGAAAATATGCATTCAAAAAACTAATGAATCATGTTATGAATGAACAATTACTACCTAAACCTGAAGTTGGTGAATTGTGGAAACAATTTGGTAGTCAGTGTAGACAACCTAAAATAAAATTAGCTTATTAATTAATAAGAGGGGAGAAATCCCCTCTATTTAAAACAATTTAAAATGAAACTAAAAATAATTTATACTTTATTTATACTAATTACTAGTACTTTAGGTGGTATTTGGGGATATTTTCAAGTTAATATGTTTCCAATAGAAACATATGGTAATTTATGGATTTTTACTGCATTTGGTGGAGGTTTTTTAATTGGTTATATTTGTGCACAAGTATATTGGTTTTTCTTTAAAGACTATTATTAATTATGAAACAAAGATTCATAGAAATAACCAATAAACAAATTAAAGTTTATGATGCTAGTACTACAGTAAAAGAATTAGTATTTGAATTCATAATTAACTTTATATATGCATTTGCAGCTAATGTTATGGTTCCATTCATTGTATTAAAATATGATGTTGGTATATTATTATCATTTGGTCTATATTATTTTATGTTATCTTATATTTTAAATAGAGATAAATATGAAAGTAAATTAGGTAGATATATATTAATGCCTATACCATGTATATTAGGAGCATTTGTAGCTATTAAATTAGGTTATGTGATAGCTGAATTATTAATTTAAAGAATAAAGAAAGGATGGTGATGATTGAATGATGGGAAAATTCTTTACGATATTGAGTCGTACAAAAATTACTTTTGTGTAGGTATTGAAAATTACACAACAAAACAAAAAACATTTTATGAAATTAGTGAACAAACTAATGATATTCATAAAATATATAATTACTTTAATACTTTTAATGGTTTTCTTATAAGTTTTAATGGTGTTCATTATGACAACATTATAATTAAATACATATTGCAAAATTATAATTACTTAAAAAATTTAGATTCTGAATCTATATGTAAAAAATTAAAAACATTAAGTGATAAAATTATTAATGATGAATATGATGATGAAATTAAAAAATTAAAATATTTTAAAGTTAAATGGATTGATATAGATTTATTTTTATATTGGTCTAAAATGTTAAGAATATCTAAAAAAATTAGTTTAAAATCTTTAGGTATTCAATTAGGTTATCCTGTAGTACAAGAGTTACCTTATAAACCTAGTTCTATATTAACATTAGATGATATTCCTAAATTACGTAAATATAATCAAATACATGATTTAGGTATTCTACGTCTTCTTACAGATAATATGGAAGAAGATATTAAACTTAGAGGTAATATTGTTAATGAATATAATTTAGATTGTTGGTCATGGGATGCACCTAAAATTGCTTCTGAAGCATTATTACAAGATTATTGTAAAATTACAGGTAAAGATTTAAAAAGTGTAAGAGATCAAAGATTTCTTAAACCTACATTATATCTAAATGAATGTCTATATGGATTTGATCCTGAATTTAAACTTCCAATATTTCAAAAATTATGGACAGATATTTTAAATTCAACAAATAGTTTCAGTCAAGATATTGTAGTAAATGTTAATAATACATCTATAAAATTAACATATGGTATTGGTGGTTTGCATAGTGTGAATAACAATGAAATATATATCAGTAATGATAATATACAAGTTGTTACATCTGATGTTGCATCATTATATCCTAATTTAATTATTAATTACGATTGTATTAGATTCCCTGAAGTATTAAATCAATATAAACAAGTAAAAGATGAAAGGATTATAGCTAAAAAAGCTAAAAATAAACCTAAAGATTCTTTCTTAAAGCTTATTCTTAATAGTACATCTGGATTATTAGATAATCAACATAGTTGGTTATATTATCCTGAAGGTGCAATGAGATTAAGACTTATTGGTCAATTAATACTTACTAAATGTATTGAACAGTGTATTATTAATAATTGGCAAGTTGTATCAGCAAACACTGATGGTATTGAAGTATTAGTACCTAAGCATATGTTACAACAATATAAAGATGTTTTAGATATGACATGTCGTAAATTTGATTTAGATTTAGAACATGAATATTATAACAAAATTATTTATGCTAATGTTAATAATTATATTGCTGTTACAGAAGAAAATAAATATAAACAAAAAGGTTTTTTTGTATCAAAACCTGTGTTAGGTAATTCTGTTGATGAATTAGTTATTGCAAAAGCATTAGAAGCTTATTATACTAAAGATATCTCACCTAAAGAATTTATTACAAATCCTAATAAGTATGGAATACATATTTATGATTATTGTAAATCAAATAAAATAGGTAAAGATTTTGTAGTATATTGGAATGGTGAAATTCAACAACAATTAAATAGATATTACTTTAGTAAAAAAGGTGCTTATTTATTTAAACAAAAACATGGTCAAGGTACAATGCAACATGTAAATGTTGGACAACCTGTAATATTATATAATGTACATCAAGATAAATCTTGGGAAGATTATAATGTAGATTATAATTATTATATTGCTTCTACACAAAAAATTATAGACGAGATTAATCGATTTAATCAATTAACATTATTCAATTAAAATATGAAACATAATAAAATAATAGAATTTACAGAAGAAAATGTTTTTATTAATAATTTTGGTTTATATATCATAAAAGATACAGAAGAAACTAAAAAAATATTTGATAAAAAAATTATTGAAAGAGTTAGTTATTTATCAACAGTATGCTATAAACTTGTTTGGAATCAACATTATAAATTAAAAAATAAAAAATATGGAATTTCAAACTTTTTAACAGATGGATGGTGTCATTTTATAGGTGATAAAAAAGAATTAATTAATTATTTAAATAATAGTGATGATAAATATAGAATCTTAACAAAACAAGAACTTTTCTTTATTTTAAACAATAAAAGTAATCAAAAACAATTATTTTTAAATTAACATGGCACTAAAAAGTTATGAAAGCGTAGCATTTGCTGTAGATTTAATAGCACATGAGTACCAAACAAAAGATCCTTTAGTTATATTTGAAAAAATTGCAACAGATTTAGAAATATCTATTACAATACATCAAATAGTGGATTATTTAGAAGTTGATCGAGAAAACTTTGAAAATGAATCAAACAAATTAAAATATTATTCAATAACAAACAATTAAAAATATGAATCCATTATTATTAGTAGACAGTTATAAAATTCATCATCAAAACATGTATGAACCAAATATGACAAAATTATACAGTAATTTTACTCCTAGAAAGAGTAGAATTGCTGGTATTGATAAAGTAGTTGTATTTGGTATACAGCATTTTGTGTTAGAATATTTAATTAAACAATTTAATAAAGACTTTTTTGGTAGAAGAGTATATTGTGGACCTAAAGAAAATTTAGAATTACACGAATCTTCATTAAAATTTAAAGAAAATATTATTAAAGAATATCAACGTCATTGTAATGTAGATACTAAACATATTGAAGATTTATGGGATTTAGGTTATTTACCTATTGAAATTAAAGCATTAGATGAAGGTACATTATGTCCTATTGGAGTTCCAATGATGACAATTACAAACACACATCCTGATTTTGCTTGGTTAGTAAATTATTTAGAAACATTAATAAGTTGTATGTTATGGCAACCTATTACATCAGCAACAATTGCACATGAATATAAAAAAATACTTAATAAATATGCGATTGAAACTACAGGAACAACTGAAGAAGTACAATGGCAAGGACATGATTTTAGTATGCGTGGTATGTCTTCTGTTGAGTCTGCAATACTTAGTGGGATGGGTCATCTTACAAGTTTTACAGGTACTGATACAATACCAGCTATTTATCAACTTGAAAAATCTTACAATGCTACAGGACTTATCGGTGCTTCTGTACCTGCTACTGAACATAGTGTTATGTGTATGGGTACTAAAGAAGCTGAAGTAGATACATTTAGAAGATTACTTGATTTATATCCAACTGGTATATTATCAGTAGTTTCTGACACTTGGGACTTATGGAAAGTATGTACCGAACACTTAGTAACATTGAAAGATGAAATCTTAGCTCGTGATGGTAAATTAGTTATTCGTCCTGACTCAGGTAATCCTGTAGATATTCTTTGTGGAATTCCTGATGCTACACCACTTACGCAACACAAATTACAATATAGAACACTTACTGGTGATATTTCTTGGAAAGAACAAAAAGGTGTTATTGAATTACTTTGGAATGTATTCGGTGGAACTGTAAATGAGCAAGGTTACAAAATTCTTGACTCACACATCGGAGCAATCTACGGAGATTCAATTACTATGGAAAGAGCTATACAAATTTGTGAAAGACTTAAATCTAAAGGTTTTGCTTCAACTAATGTAGTATTTGGTATTGGTAGTTATACTTATCAGTATAATACTAGAGATACATTTGGATTTGCTATGAAAGCAACATATGGTGAGATTACACATACAAAAGCTTGTAGTAGTCCAGAAGAATGTACAAAATCTGAAGGATATTGTGAGTTTGAATGTGGTGAACCAAAACAAGTAATTGAACCAAGAGAAATCTTTAAAGATCCTATAACTGATGATGGTACTAAAAAATCTAAAAAAGGTTTACTTTGTGTAACTGGAAATGAAACTGGATTCTCTGATATTAAAGTATATGATCAATGTACTTGGGAACAAGAGTCGAGAGGTTTACTTACAACAGTATTTAAAGATGGTAAACTTGTAAAAGAAACTACTTTAGATGAAATTAGAAATCGTTTAAATAATTAATTATGAAAATATTAAATTTAACAGATATTGAAACCTCAGAAATTAAGTATGAGGTTTTTAAATTTCCTGATGGTCAGCAACAAGTTAAAATATTAGGTACAAAAAAATATCATACATCTGATAATGGTCACGGTACTAAATTTATAGGAATTTTTTTAAACATTGGTAATATTGTTACAATTAAATCAAGATTAAACAATTTTAAAGATTTGGAATTAATCGTTTGTGCTACTAAATCATTACGTGAATTAGGAGTTAAAGAAATTCATCTTTATACACCATATTTCTTAGGAAGTAGAAGTGATAGAAAGTTTGAAGAAGGTTCTAATAATTATCTTAAAGATGTTATTTGTCCTATTATAAATAGTCTTAATTTTGAATCTGTAACTGTATTAGATCCTCATTCAGATGTATTAGAAGCTTGCTTAAATAACTTTAAAAAAGAATCTAATCTAGAATTAGTTAAATTTACTTTTGAAAATTTAGATTGGAATTATAGGTTAGGAACTAAAACACCTTATGATAAATTATTAATTCAAAATACAATAGATAATTGTATTTTAGTATCACCAGATGCAGGTGCAAGTAAGAAAATCTTTAAAATAGCTGAACAAATTGGTTATACTGGGGATATTATTACTTGTAGTAAATCTCGTGATGAAAATGGTAAATTAACTAAATGTGTTGTACCTTTAGAACATAAACATCTTAGAAAAGATTATATCATAATTGATGATATATGTGATGGTGGAGCTACTTTTATTAATATTGCTAAAGAATTAAAAATTACTATGCAAAATGATCCTCATGCTGGTAAAATCTATCTTATAGTAACTCATGGAATTTTTTCTAAAGGTTTTAAAGAACTTAATAAATATTTTGATGGTATTTACTGTACTAATAGTTATAGAGATGTAGCTGATGATGAATATGGTGAAAAAACAAATGTTAAACAATTAAATGTATTTTACATATGGATAACAAATTAATAACATGTCCTAAATGTTTAGGAGCACAACAATTAATGGAAGCTAAACAAACTGCAGGTTTTGAATACAGAACTTGTAGTTTATGTAAAGGTGAAGGTGAAGTATTACTTGAAATAGAAGAAGACTTTATTCTATCTATAAATGAAAATTTAATTGATGATTATGAATAAAACATTATTAAGATTTTTTAAAATATGGATATGTTTTATACCATCTATAATATTTTGGTTTATATCTCATCCATTTAATATTATATTTATGTGTATTCCTGAAGGTATATATTGGTTTATTACTGCAGGAAGAAGTCTTATGGATGATAGTGATTCTTTTAGTAATTGGACAACAAATTTAAAATAAAAAAAGAATGAATGAAGAAATAAAAGAAAAAATATTAAAATATTTAAATGATAATCCTGATTCTAAAAAAAGAACATTAAAAGTTTTAGATAATAAATATTGTAAATATTATACAGGTGTAACATTAAATTATATTACATATAATTTATTAAAAGCTGAATATAAAAAATCTGATGTTACTAAAGTTTTAAAAGAATTATTTTTAAATAAAGAAATTAAAGCTTTATTTTGTCCAGATGTTAAAAAGGTTGTATTTGAACCTAAAAATAGTCAACATTGGAGTTTTTTTGGTGGATATTATGATTATAGTTTAGAATATTTTGAAAATTATATGAATCAATTTATAAAAAATGAATAAAAAATTAATTGCGGTCTACGGATCATTACGTAAAGGATTTCATAATCATGGAATTATTAAAGATGCTAAATATTTAGGAACCTGTACTACAGAACCTACTTTTAGTTTGTATAGTCTTGGTGGATTTCCAGGATTAAAACAAAATGGAAATACTCCAGTAGTAATTGAAGTATATGAAGTAAATAATCAAGAAGCTTATTGGGTTGATGCATTAGAAGGTTATTCCGAACAAGGAAATAATACTTTTTATGATAAAATATTTATAGATACACCTTATGGTGAAGCAAGTATTTATATTTATGTACCAAATGTTACTGAAGATAGACTTGTTAAATCAGGTGATTGGACTGAACATAAAAAACAATTAATGTACACATGATAAATAAATCTTTTATATTAGATTATGATCTAATACAAGAGCAAAATTTATCTATTGACGAATTTATGTTTTTATTAAATTTTTACAATGATGTAGATTATAATTGGAATATAAATATGTTAAATAATTTACAAGAAAAACAATTCATAAAAAAAGGACAAGATGAAAAAATTATATTAAGAGAAAAAGCTAAATTATTAATAGACTTTATATCAATAGATAAAATTAGTTCTATAAATAATAAAAAACAATTTAAAAGATCTCCTCGTGCATTAACTGAAGGTATTGATCAATTTGTTAATGATTTTAGACAAAAATGGAAAGGTTTAAAACCTGGAAGTATGGGTTCTGAACAAGCATGTAAAGATAAGTTAATTAGATGGATGGAATTAAATCCTAAATATTCTAAAGAACAAATCTTAAATGCTGTAGATATTTATTTAAAATCATTAAATAATTATACATATCTTCAACAAGCTGATTATTTTATTTATAAAAAAGAAGGTAAAGATGAACATTCAAGACTTTCAGCATTTATAGATGAAGAATTAATAGATAATGACGATTGGACATCACAAATTAAATAGATGAAAAAAGAAAACTTTAGTCTATATGACAGAGTATATGAAAATCTCGTAAATAGACGAGAAAGATTATTAAATAATAAAATTAATTGTATACCTTGGGGATTTCCTAGATTTGAAGAAGAAAATCCAGGTATAGAAAAAGGTAAATATTATCTTGTCACTGCAAATAGTTAACATCAATTTAATATAATAATTTGCGTTAATAATATGTTAAATATTTGGTAATTTAATTTATTTTTCGTATTTTTGTATAAAACATAATTTTATGCAAACAGTAAGAAAAAATTTATTAAACAAATCAGGTATTTATTGTATTTTAAATATTACAAATCAAAAAAGATACATTGGAAGTTCTAAAAGTTTAAGTGAAAGACTAATTAATCATAAATGTCAATTACGTAAAAACAAACACAATAATAAAATATTACAAAATTCTTGGAATAAATATAAAGAAAATAATTTTATATATATTATTCTTGAATTTTGTGAAATTGAAAATTTAATTGAAAAAGAACAATTTTATATTGATTTATTTCAACCTGAATTTAATATTGTAAAAAAAGTTTTAGAACATAGTTCATTTGGTAAACAAATACATCAATATGATTTAAATGGTAATTTTATTAAAAGTTATGATTATATTATAAAAGCATGTAAAGAAAATAATATTCATCAATCTACAATTTGTAGATTTTTAAATAAAACATATAAAAAAGGAGGTAATTATTTATGGTCTTTAAATTATGTTAATAAATTAGAACCTTATATTAAAGATAAAAAAGATAATACATTTTTAAATAAAAAAGTAAATATTATAAATTATAATAGTTTACAACTAGAAATGTCTTTTAATTCTTTAAAAGAATGTGCTAATTATTTTAATTGTTTTCCAAGTCAGATATCACAAAGTATTAAAAGAAAAAGTAAATTTAAAAACAAATATTATATTGAAATAGCTACGTTAGATGGTGACATCTAAATGACAAGCTCTTTAATTGCTGGGAAGCCTAGAACAGGTAATCAGCAGCGAAGCCTTTATTATATAAAGGAACGTTCAACGACTAACCGCCGCAGGTGTACACAACAAGCTTATGGTTGTGGAAAAGGGAGCTATCTCAATGAGATAAAGATATAGTCTATTCTATATGGGGACATATAGCAGTTCGTAAGAGAACGTGTATAAAAGTTGCGTTTTATATAGAATATAAAAGAAAGTTGGTAGCGTTTGCCAAGCTAGTTAGTAATAATTAGATGTAAAAATTTAAACTATTAAATAAAAATGAAACAAAATGAGAAATTAATTTATGTTAAAGAAACAGATGTACCAATTACTACATCTCGTAAACAACTTCTTAGATACTTTTTAAGAGGTAAATCTATACCTACATACGATGACCCAGAATGCACAAAATTACAATGTGATGGTAAAGGTCAAGATACAAAAGTAAATGCATTTAGAAGCATTACAGATCTTCATATGATTGTTAAATCAAGATTTCCCATAACATCTTTAGAAAGTGTTGTAAAGTTAATATTTGAATTTATTAAAGAAGACAAAGCTGTAGTGTTAGTATGGTGTAATATGATTCAAAAAGTTACTGTAAAATATTACAATAATGGTAATGCATCATATATGTCATCACATGCTAAAAGTAATTATTATACTACAAAAGGTATAGACGGCTATTCTTTAGCTGATTATGAAAAAATGAGAAAATATTAACAACCGTATAATAGTTTACATTAAACTGGATGAAAACGGTGAAAATCTATTTAAAAAATGAGTAAATACTTAACAAAACTTAAAGTAGGACCTAGTAATGCATCAAGTGCTCTTAATATAAAATTTAATTTTACAAATATGAGTTGTGGAAATGGTTATAAAGAAGGTTTGCTACACAGATTTGAAACATATGATTCTGAAGATGTATCTTTATTAATAGATATTATAAAAAGATTTAGATTTAAAACAATTATTACAAATGTAACAGATAATAGTTTTGAATTTGAAAATAAAATTGAATCTGTTCAAGTATTTTTCTTTAGAATTTGTAGATATACAAGAACTAAAGATATTCGTAAAATTCTTGAAGACACAATAATGATGAATAAATTAGGTGTTACAATTCAAAATGCTTTTTTATTAGCACATTATTATAATTGGCATAAAATAAATACTGGTATAAATCAATATTATAAAATGCCTTCATATTATACTCCAATTATGGATGGTTTTTATGATCCATCTGTTGAAACTTGGTCATCAAATACTGATTATTTAAACAAACCATTTAAAACATTAACTGAATTCCATAAGTTTTTTGGTGATAAAACTTTTTTAACATATAATCATATTTATATGTATGTAGGAGGTACTGTAAAACATGGTAAACAAGCTGAAAGAAAAAAAGTGTTTGAATTATTAGAAGAAAAAAAGTTTAAAACTTGTGAAAGATATTTAAAATCAGTATTTTTTAAGTAGACAATACCGTGCCAAGCTTCAGGGAAGACTGATGAAGGTGTAGAGACTAAAGACACTACGGTGAGCTTATAGCGTCCAGCAACCATAATGGTTGAAGAGATAGTCCAAACTATAAATATAAATATTAAATTAAAAATTATAAAAATGGCAAAATTAAAATGTAAAAATACTAAAAATTATAAAATTACATTAAATACGGAATATAATATTGAGGAAGAAGATGGTAACTATGTAAAAATTATTAATGATTCAGGTAAATTAGTTAGATATGACAGAAGTTTATTTGAAGATGTTAATGTTGTACCACCTCTACCACCAATTAGAACAGAAAATCAAATTATTCAAAGTATTGTTGTTACAAATGACAATAATGTGATAAGATTTAGATTTAATGATAGAACTAATCAACTTGTAGAAAGAACTGTAGGTTTTTCAAGAGAAAATCCTGATTTTTCTTGTGGTATTGAAACTATTAGTGGTTTAAATCCTATAATAAATGTAATTGAACAACATGTTGATACTACACATGATGATTATGTTGCTTTGAAAAAAAGTATTTTTACTAATATTATCAATACAATTAAACAAATTTGTAGAAATAGTAGTAGAGGAGCTATTATTTTTAGTACTAATCGTAATGATAATCATGAAGATTATTATACTTGGTTACAACAACTTAGTATGACTACTACAGATTGGTTTTTAAATCCAAATAGTGATAATAATATTAAAATTTGGTGTGTAAATACAACCGTATAATTTAATTATTAAATTATAGAGTAAAAGAAAACTCAAATTGCAGACAGCTTGTTCTTATATAATACTATAAAACAAGTTATAGATAATAATCTTAATATAAGATTAAAAATATTTTATTTTACTTTAGAAATGTCTAAAGAAGAAAAAATGTTATCAGCTTTTGCTAACATATTATATGAAAAAGAAGGTATTAGGATTAGTCCTATGCATTTAAAAAGTACAAAAGCAGATAAAATTCTCCCTGAAGAAATTTTAAAAGTAATTGAAAAATATAAACCTTATTTTGAAAAAATTGAGGAAATTGTTGAATTTATTGATGATATAAGAAATCCTTATGGTATCTATACACTTTTAAGAAATTATGCTATTAATCATGGTAAAATTCATAAAAGACGTATAGAAACTAAAAAAGATGAATTTATTGAAGTAGAAGATTATTATGAACCTAATGATCCTGAAGAATATGTAATGTGTATTATTGATCATATTGGTTTAATTAGTACAGAAAAAAACAAAGACACAGGATTACCTATGACTTTACATGAATCAATAGGTAAATTAAGTTCAGATTATTTAATTAAATTACGAAATAGATTTGGTTATATACCAGTAGTAATTCAACAACAAGCAGCAGCACAAGAATCTATAGAAAATAAAAAAGCTAATAAATTAAAACCTTCATTAGATGGTCTTGGAGATAATAAAATGACTCAAAGAGATGCTAATGTGATAGTTGGTTTATTTAGTCCATTTAGACATGAAATAGAAGACTATTATGGTTACAATATTAGATTTTTTAAAGATAATATAAGATTTTTGGAAATATTAGGTGGTCGTGAAGGAGGAGCTGGAACGATATGTCCTTTATATTTTGATGGTGCTGTAAATTATTTTAAAGAATTACCTAAACCTGATGATAAAGCAGGTTTAGATAAAGTTCACAATATTATACAAATGATACGTCGTTAAAAATGAAAAATATAATAGAATATTTAATTTTAACTAAAAGTGGAAGGTGTATGGTCGGAACAAAATTTAATGATTGAATTACCAACAAAAAGAACAGAAGCAGAAAGAACTAATCCTAAAAAAATAATTTTATTTTCTAATCCTAAAGCAGGAAAAACAGAAGCTGTAGCCGCTTTAGATGATAATTTAATTATAGATGTAGAAGATGGTTCACAGTTTGTAAATGCTATGAAAATTAATGTATTGCAAATTGCTAAAAAAGAAGGTAAAAGCCCTTTAACTGTTCTAAAAGAAATCATAACATCTATTTTTAAAGAAAATGAGAAAAAAGGTAGTTATGTTTATAAATATATTACAATAGATACTGTATCAGCATTAGAAGATATTTCCTTAGAATTAGCTAATAAACTATATCAAGGAACTCCTATGGGAAGAAATTGGGTAGGAGAAGATGTAACTAAGCTTCCAAATGGAGCAGGTTATCAATATCTAAGAGAAGCTATGGATATAATTTTAAATGAACTTGATAGTTTATGTGATACATTAATTATTTTAGGTCACTTAAAAGGAAAATTTGTAGAAAAAGAAGGAAAAGAAATGGAGTCAAGAGGTTTAGCATTAACTGGTAAAATAGCATCAATACTTTGTTCGCAAGTAGATGCAATAGGTTATGTCTACAGAGACGAAAATAAAACACTTGTAAATTTTGCACCTTCAGAATCACTAATTGTTGGTTCAAGACCAGAACATTTGAAAAACAAAATCATTACTCTTATTGAATCAGATGAGAATGGTAAGTTAACAATTGATTGGTCTAAAATATTTATAGAATAAGCCTCTGATCAAGGATCGAAGACAGGAAAGTCACTTTAGTGCCACTAAACTTCTAAATCGTAGGTTAGCACAGTTAGAGCTCTGGGGGTAGTACAAAAGCTCATTTTTAATATAAACCATATAAAATAATATAAGATATGTTCAATTTAAATGATAAGAATTTTGGTGGAGGAGCTACAGTATTTAACAATGGAGTAGCAGGAAAAATTGAAAATGTAACACTTGATGTTAATAAAAGAGAAATGAGTGATCCAGACAATTCACCTGATTATAAAGTAATTTTTACTGATGTAGCAGGTGGTCAGATTAATACAGGTTTTTATTATCATAAAGATAATGTAATGTATGATGAGAAAAGAAATAGAGATTTAGAAGGTTGGACTGTAGGTAGAGTTTTATCTATCGCACATTCCGTTGTTCCTGAAGATTTTGTATTTCCTGAAGTAACATCATCAAAACAAGCTATGGATTCTTTATTTAAAATTATTAAAGATAATTGTGCAGGTAAATCAGTGAATCTTTATACCAATTATGGTACTAAAGCTAAACCTTCACAATATCTTAGTACAAGATATTTTAATTTTATTGAAAAAGCAGGTACGCCTGAAAATGCTTCAAAATTAAGAGTATCTCCTAATGATAATTTAGATAAATTAACACCAGATGCACCAGCATCTACAGGTGGAACCACCGCGTTCGACGCGTCAGCTAAAGCTGTGTGGTAATAATAATTAGGGAGTAGAAATACTCCCTTTTATATAGTCAGGTGGCGTATTGGTAGCCAAAGTATAAAACAAAGGGCAGGGCACAAAGATACTGAACTTAGGGAGAGGTCGAGGAACTTCCATTACTTAACAGGTTCGAATCCTGTCCTGACTACAATATTAACTAAAATTATAACAATGAATGACAATACGTAAAAAAGAAACAAATAAAGAATATTTTAATAATTTAGTTTTAAAAGCTAATCATATTAAAAATACAGTAAAAAGACAAATAGATTTTATTGAAAGTTCTTATTATGAAGAATTTATAATTAATACTAACATATATTATTTAACAATGTAAAATGACAATAAATTTAAATAAAAAATTAGTATCTGAAGACGCATTATTTAAGTATATAGATCATTATGATGTATATGCTAAATATATTCCAGATCAAGAAATAGAATATGGTAAAAATATTTATTCTCCTTTAAGAAAAAGAGAAAAAAATCCTTCATTTGGTTTTTTTTCAGGTGAAAATAATGTTATGTGTTTTAATGATATGACCTTAAAACAAAAAGGTAATTCTGTTAAATTTACAATGATGTTATTTAATCTTAATTATTTTGAAGCATTATCTAAAATTGCTACAGATTTTGACATGGCTGATGATTTTATTGTTAAAAAATTTAACAAACAAAATTATGGTGAAACAATTAATACTTGTAAAGATCAAGTAATGTCTAAAACCATGTATAAATTTGATTTAGCTAAAAAAAGAAGAAATTGGGAACGTTATGATTTAGAATTTTGGAAAGAATTTGGAATATCTTTAGAAACATTAAAGAAATATAATGTAGAACCAATATCTCATGTATTTATTAATGGTGCAGCAGTACCTGTAGAAAAATATGCATATTGTTTTATAGAACATAAAGATAACAAAGAAACATATAAAATTTATCAACCTTTTTCTAAAGATTATAAATGGTTAAATTCACATAATGATTCTGTTTGGCAAGGTTGGCAACAATTACCTTTAAAAAGTGAATTATTAATTATTACTAAATCTTTAAAAGATGTAATGTGTATTAATGAAGTATTAGGTTATGATGCTGTAGCATTACAATCTGAAAATGTATTACCTAAACAAAATGTAATAAGTGAATTAAAAAAAAGATTTGAAACAATAATTCTTTTTTATGATAATGATTATGATAAAGAAGTAAATTGGGGTCAAGAATTTTCAAAAAGATTAGCTGAAGAATTTTTATTATTTGATATATGTATTGATGAAAAATACAAATCTAAAGATTTTTCAGATTTAGTTAAAAATAAAGGTATTTTTGAAGCTAAAGAAATATTTAAAAATGAAATACTAGTTATACCTTTTTAAAAAAATTAAAATGACAAGAAGAAGTAGAAATAAAAGACAACTTAATGAATTTGAACTTGAACGAATTAAAGAAAGAAATAAAATAAGATTAGAAAAATCAGAATTAAAAAAACAACAAAAAAAAGAAAGAAGAAATAAAAATAAAAATGTAAAAATGGAAGAAAATTTTTTATTAGCTGTTTATGCTAATCTTAGAAAAACTTGTAAAAAGCATAACATAATCATGTCTTCAAAATATTTAGGAAGTTTTTATACTATTCCTATTTTTAGTTTATGGGATATTGGAGGTAGTGAACCTGTTGTTACATTAGGTGGTTCAACATCAATTAAATTAGAAGTATATGAAATTTCAAGTGATAAATTAAAAGAAATTGATAATTTAGAAAATTATATTCCTAATAATTTAGATCATTCATATATGAAAAGAGAAGAAATTGAAAGTCCTTTTGGAAGAGTATCAATTCATATTTTAAATGATATTATTGAAGGTAATGAATTATATGCAGAAAGTAAAAAAATCTTATCAGGTGACTGGGTAGATTATAAGAATACACAATTTGAAAATCAAAATGAAGATCAATTAAAATTAAAAATGTAAAATGAAAAAAATAGGAATTGTAGGTTGGAATACAGGTGAAAATAGTTTTGGTGTTACTAAAGCATATTTATCATGGTTACGTCAATTTGGTGATGTTGAAATTATAACACCAAAATTAGAAATTGTGGAAGATTTAGATTTATTGATTTTACCTGGTGGTATGGATATGAATCCTAGTACTTATGGTGCTGTACCTGATTATAATACATCAAATACAGATGTAATGAAACAGTTTTTCTTTGATGTAAATTTAGATCAATATATTAATGCTGGAATACCAATATTTGGAATTTGTTTAGGATTTCAACAATTATGTGTTAAATTTGGAGGTACTTTAGAACAACATTATCCTTTTAATTATTCTAATAAACATAGAGGAGAATTAGTTGATAAATTAATATTTATTAATCAAGAAATTAAATCTAAATATGAAGTAAATTCATTACATCATCAAGGATGTTTTAATTTACCTAACAGTATGGTAATTGCAAGAGAAGTACAAGATCAAAATATTGAAATTGCAAAATTTTCAGAAGTTATTTATGGTGTACAATATCATCCTGAAGAAATAAATGATGTTTATTCTAATCAAATTATTAAAAAATTATTAATTCTTTAATTATGGCTACATTAGTTAAAAAAAATATAAAAAAATTAACATTGTTTAGACCTATGATTTTAAGTCGTCATCCTAGTCATGATATTTTAAGACTTAAACATAAAAAAATACAAGCTTTACCGTATCGTTCTGTTATTAGATTTGGATCATCTACAGAAGTACATGATATAATTAGTAAAGGTGGTGATAGAGTTGAAATAAATAGTGTTAATGCTATTAAAATTTCAGCTAACAAATTATTAATGAAACAAAAGTTTGTTGAAGCAAATGTTAAAACAGCTGAATGGACAAATAATATTAATAATATTAATTCTCTTACAAATGATTGGAAAAATGCAATTGTAGCTAAAGCTCATTATGGTTCAAAAGGTAGAGGTAATTCTCTAATTAAATCTCAATCTGAATTTGATGCGTGGAAACAAAAAACTACAAATCATTCGAGTTATATTTTTGAACAATTTATGAATTATGCTTTAGAGTATAGATTACATATTAGTGAATTAGGTTGTTTTTATACTTGTAGAAAAGCATTAAAATCAGATGTACCTGAAGATCAAAAATGGAGAAGACATGATGATATTTGTGTTTGGTTTTTAGAAACTAATGAAAACTTTTTAAAACCTAATTCTTGGAATGATATTGAAAATGATTGTGTTAAAGCTTTAAAAGCTGTAGGTGCAGATTTATTATCATTTGATGTTAGAGTACAAGGACCAAATGATTCTGATGGTAAACCAAGAAAATACCAAGAATATATTCTTTTAGAATGTAATAGTGCAAGTTCAATGGATAATGGTACAGGAGAAGTATCTGTTTGTGCTCAAAAATATATTGAAGAAATTCCAAAAATTATTAAACATAAAATAAATAAATAAAATGACAATAACTAGTTATGATGATTTAATTAACCATTTTTTAGATATTTTTACAGAAAAAAATATATATGAACCAGTAGTCCGTTTAAAATATATAAGTTCTTTTATAAGTAGCTCAGCTAATTGTCATCCAAACTTATTTAAGAGTTTAGTTGGAGGTATGGGTACACAATCTAAAGCTAAAAATTTATTAGATGTTATAGAAAACAACAATAATAAATATGATGATATAGAATGGATGTCAAATAATCAACAAGAAAAAGAAAGAGAAACAAATGTTTTAAAAAATGATAATGAATTTTTAGTAATTATAGCTGATAATACACAACCATCAGATTATATTAAATATTTAGAATTAATAGTACCTGAAAATAAAAGATTAAGAATTATAGAACATGATAAAATTGGTATAATTCCAGGTTTTTTAATAGATTTAATTTTATTTACAGGAGGAGAAGATGTAAGTCCATCATTTTATAATGAAAAATTAGGTAAATACACAAGTGTTAATGCTAAAAGAGATAGTTTAGAAGAAGTAGTTTATAATCAATTTTCAAAAACTCCTAAATTAGGTATTTGTAGAGGTGGACAATTTTTAACAGTTATGAATAAAGGAAAACTTATCCAACATGTTGAAAATCATAACAGTGATCATAATATTACTTTTATTCCTTCAGCAAATAAAGCTTTAGATTTTGAAAATAGTAGTACAACTATTCCTATAACTTCTTCTCATCATCAAATGATGTATCCGTTTGATTTAAATGAAGATTCTTATATTATATATGGTTATTCCGAATATAATAGAAGTCCTATTTATTTAAATGGTGATAATAAAAATATTAAAATACCTGTTTCTTTTGTAGAACCTGAAATAATTTATTATCCTAAAACAAAATCATTATGTATTCAAGGACATCCTGAATGGATGAATTTTGAAGAAAAATTTGTAAAAGCAACAGTACATTTAACAAAAAAACTATTTTTAAAAAATGAAAAATTTTAATATACTATTAGGAACTGATCCTGAAATCTTTTTAGAAAATGAAATAGAAATAATCTCAGCTGAAGGAATAGTACCTGGTACAAAACACGATCCTTATCCAATTAGTGATAAGGGTCATTGCATTCAATTAGATAATATTGCAGCAGAATTTAATATACCTCCGTGTAAAAACAAAGAAGAGTTTATTGAAAATATTCAATATGTATTAAATTATCTTGAAATTATGGCTGCAAGTCATAACTGTAAATTATCAAATAAAGCATCAAGTGAAATTAATAAAAAATATTTAAAAACTAAACAAGCAAATACTTTTGGTTGTGAACCTGATTTTAATGTTTATCTTAAAGATATTAATCCAACACCTAATTCTAAAACAAATTTAAGAAGTGTTGGTGGACATGTACATATAGGATATCCAGAACCTAATCAAGAAACAAGTGAAATTATTGTTAAAGCTTTTGATATATTTGTTACATTACCAGCATTATTGATTGATAAAGATGACAGAAGACGTGAACTTTATGGTAAAGCAGGTTCTTTTAGATTTAAAGATTTTGGTGTAGAATGTAGACAATTATCTAACTTTTGGATTCAATCAAATGAATTAATTGGTTGGGTATATGAACAAACAATTAAAGCAGTTAATTGTGTTTTAAATAATGAATTTACAGAATATGAAAATAAATATTCTGAAAGAGTTAGAGAAGCTATTGATACAAATAATAAAAAATTAGCTCAAGAATTATTAGAAGAAATTAAACAATTTGAACAAATTTTAACAAATTAAAAAATAATATATGTGTGGAATATTTGGTTGGGCAGGAAAAGACCCAAAAAAATTTAATAAAGACAAGTTTGATAAATTAGGTCTTTATAATATTGAAAGAGGTAAAGATTCTTGTGGTGTTTCTGTCGACGGTGATATTACTATTGGTGCAGCTTATGGAAAAAAACTCTTTTCAGATTTTATTGTAAATCATAATAAATTAATACCTACAAAATATCCTGTAGTAATAGGACATACAAGACAAGCAAGTGTTGGGAATATAGTTAATGAATCAAACGCTCATCCATTTGGTTTTGGTATAAATAAAGAAAATGAAGGTTTTGAATTTATAGGTTGTCATAATGGAACATTATATAATCATGATGAATTAGCTAAACATTATAATATTGAAGAATGGGAAGAAAAAGAAGAAACTTATGAACATTCTAATCATACTTATATTTCAAAAAGAAAGAAAATTGATTCTGAAATATTATTAGAAATCATATATACTCATAAAAACTTTAAAGTTTTAAGTGAATATACTGGAGCTGCAGCATTAATGTTTACAAATACTAATGAACCTAATAAAGTTTATATTTGGAAAGGTGCTTCAAAATTATATGATTATACTCATAGTAAAATAGAAGAAGAAAGACCTTTATTTTATTACATTGAAAATAAAAATTCTTTATATATATCTTCTTTATATCAACCTTTATTATCTATAGGTGGAGTAAAAAATGAAAGTGTTTTTGCGTTTGAAAATAATGTATTATATATTATAACAAATGGTGATGTTAAAAATGCAGAAAAACTTTTAATTGTAAGAGATAATTCTACTCAAAAAGAATCTTATACAACTAAAAATACTAAAAGATATGATTATGATAATTATAATTGTAATTTTAATAAAAGAACAGATACTACAGATGTTATAAGTAGTTCTATTAATAAACATATTCAAAATAAAAATAATAATACTAATATTTATTTAGAAGTTTTATCAATCAACCAAAATTCTTATGGTAAAAGAGTTTATTTTAATAAACTAAGATATTGGAAAAAAGGTCATTTAATTAGTGGTATTTATACTTTTATTAAAGGATATGGTTTTTATGAATTAACATATAATGATGATAATGTTATGGCTACTACAAGAATGCGTGATTTAATAGGAGTTCCTTTTGTAGATAACGATTTTGATCATTCTTACGGTGTTGAAGAAATTAAAAATAATCATTATTATGTTCCTTTTAAAAAAGAACAATATGAAAATTTTCATTATTTTGTAGAAGGTGTAAAAATTAGAACATTTCTTGATTTTAAAATATTTTATAGAAAACATTATTTATTACAAAAAAATAAAATGTTAGATCATATGCAATTATCTGAAATAAGTAGTCATCCTATTATAGATTTATCAGTAAATACAAAAAATATTTTAAATCAAGGTATTGTATATAATTCTAAATTAGTAAGTAATGAAATAATTTCTCCTTTAGGTTCAGAATTTATTTATACAATTGATTATGGTAATTTAAAAAGTACTTCAATTAGTATGTATGGAAAAGCATCAATTTGGACTCCTGTAAGACCTCATGCTGAGGCACTTAAAGAAAAATTCAGATTAAGAAGAATTGAAGAAGAAAAAAACAAACAATTAGAAAGTTTAGATAAATTAGTTGAAAAAAAATCTGTTATTTTTGAAGAAGATAGTGAAATTCTTGATAATTATAAGGAAGAAATGAAATTATTAGACAATCCTAAAATAAAAGTTTTAGATATGACCAAAGAATTTGAAGATTTAGATAAAATTAGTGGAGAATATGAATTAATTTCAGAAAATTTAAATGAATCTATTAGTGGACTTGAAGGACATATTGATAGATTAAAAGATTTTGATTCAGATCCTGAAATTTTTAATAAAATAATACAATTAAAATTCCTTAAAGATCAAATGAGTATAATCTTAGAAACAAATAATTAAAAATGTCAAGTCAAAAATATGTAACCACTATTAGTGGTAAGAAATTATTAATTGAAAAAACCAAAAAATTCAATAAAAATTATTATGAGATAGGTGATCCTTTTATTGAAAATTCAGGTGATTGTTATTTAATGGATGATAAAAAATATTACAGAATTGAAACAGGTCTTGTTGTATTTGATCATACTGTTAAAAAATATATTGTTAAATCTAATGATAAATTAATCTTATTTGGTATAATTAATGATAAATGTGAAAATGGTTATTTTACAGTAAATAATAAAAATGAAATTATTTATTGTATTTTAGAAAATGGAAATGAACAATATCTTTTATCTCGTGATGTATTTAAAAATGATTATTCTTATAGAGAAAGATTATCTGATGGTAAATTTTATAATATTTCAAGAATAAGAGCTAAGGAATTTATTAAAAAAGTAGTTCCTAGTAGTAATCTTAAACAAAGTTTACCTTATGACTCACAAGGTATTATGTATAAAAATATTATATCATATAATAATTCACATATTGAAATAAGTAAAGATTCTGAAGATATAAGTAAATTGATGAAAGATTATACTTTTGGTTTAGAATTTGAAACTATTACGGGTTTTGTACCTACAGATTTGTGTTTTAAAAATGGTTTAATACCATTAAGAGATGGTTCAATTAGTGGATTAGAATATGTTACAATACCATTAAGTGGTGCTAAAGGAATACAAACATTAAAAAACAGTATAAATATTTTAAAAGATAGAACAAGTTTTAATGATAATTGTGCTTTACATTTACATATTGGTAATATTCCTAGAACTGCAGAATTTCTTTTAGCTTTTATGATTACTACTCTTCATATTCAAAATGAAATATTTGAATTATTTCCTTTGTATAAAAAGTATAATTTTGGATATAAAAATAAAAATTATGCAGCACCTTATCCAACTGAAGCATTACTTTCAAAATTAGATCCTATTATAACTCCTGAAAATATCACTAGAAATTTTGAAATAATATTTCGATTTTTATCTGAAGGTGCTTCTTTTAAAGCATATAATAATGATTTAAGTCAAGTAGTAGCTCATCCTAATAATCCAGGAAATAATCAAAAATGGAATGTTCATACAAGATATTTTGTTCATAATTTAATTCCTATTATTTTTGGTAATAAAGAAACTATAGAATTTAGAATTCATACACCTACGTATGATATTGATAAAATTTTAGCTTTTATGATTTTAAATGTTTCTATTATAGATTTTGTTAAAAACAATACTTCTACAATTTTAAAACATATGAATATACCACCTCTTATACATATTTTAGGTGTATATGTAGATGGTTATGTTTTTAAAGCAGAACTTATTACTTATTTTTTGAATCGTAAAGAACAGATTAAAAATCAAAATAGAGATTCTAAAATGTATGAAGATGAAAATTCAATTTATTGTAATTTTAAAAGAATTAATCCTTTTTCACCAGTATCTGATTTAGAAAAAATTATATATCCATCTAAATTTAAAACAAGTATTGGTAAATCTGCACCTACTTATATTTCTGAACATGAAAAAGAAATACTAAGAAGTAAAATAAGAATTGATCAAAAAGCTAAGGAAACTGAAAAATATATTAAAATAAAACAAGTAGAACTAGGATCTATTACTTTACAAGATCTTATAAATGAAACAAGTCCTGTAACTGAAACAAGTGAAAATTTTGGTTATGATACATTAAATCTTTCAAATGATAGTAAAGTTGTTGATGCTGATGAATTTTTACAAGCAGCTTCATCAACTAAAATTAAATTTTAATAAATTAATTTGAATAAAAAAGAAGAAAAATTAATATTTATTCCTTATAACACGCCTAGTTTAAAGAATAGTAAAATTAAAACTTCAAGAGGAATCTTTCCTTCTAAAACTGTTAAAGATTATCTTAGTAATTTAGGAATACAAAGATATTCTGCATCTCGTAAAGAGGTTGTAGGATATGTAAATAGACCTAATCAAATAGAATTACTAAGAGAAAAATTTAACAAAGTTTTAGAAGGAAAAGAGCCTCCTTTTGAAATAGGTTTTCATTTTGTAAGGAAAACTAAACATAAATTTGATTTTAATAATGCAAATCAAATTATTGCTGATTTATTAGTAGCACATGGTATTATTGAAGAAGATAATATGGATATATTTATTCCTTACGCTTTTAAAATGAATAATCAATATTATACGTTGGATAAAGAAAATCCAGGTGTATATATAAAAATATAAATATGAAAGAAAAATTAGAAAAATATGCTTCATTAGCATTTGATGATGAAGAATATAATTATTTTAAAAATTGTATTAACTCTAAAAATTATAATAGAGCTAGACTTTTTTTAGAAAGACAAATAGATAGTTTAGAATTAACTTTAAATTTAAATGATATACAAGAAAGAGATGTTTTAATAAAACAACTTGAACATAGTTACATCTTAGAAGCAGAAGTTCTAAACTTATTTCATGAAAACTATAATTATAATGAACAAGTTAAGTAAACTATTAGACAATGAAGAAACAATAGATTTAAGTTTAAGTTACAGTAGAGTTTCAGATTTTGATAGAAATGGACCAAAAGCATTACTTCAAAAAATCACTAGTGAAAATGAAGGAATGAAACATGGTAGTGTAGTAGATATTTTATTAACAGATAGAATACAAAACACTAATTTATTTAATGAAGAATATGTTGTTTATGATGAAAATAAACCAACTGCAACATTAGGACTTTTATGTGATATAATTTTAAATAATTATATTGAAATACCTGATGTTAATGAAGTTTTAAATATTGTAAATAAAAATAGTTATTGGAGTAAATATAAAGAAGATACTAAAATAGCAAATTTTAATATTCCAGAATTTTGGGATTATTTAAAAATCAAATTTGAAACTAAAGATAAAAAAATTGTAACTAAAGAAGAATATACTAAAGCAAAAGAATCTGTAGATATATTTTTAAATCATGAATATACAAAAGGAATATTTAATAATAATTTAGAAAATCATTATCAATATAAAATAAAATTTAAATATAAAAACTTTACATTTAAAGGAATACTTGATAAATTAACTATTGACCATACAAATAAAAAAGTGTATATGGAAGATATTAAAACAGGTGCTCCTAAAAGTTTAGAATTTATGGAAAGTTTTATCAAATATAGATATTATTTACAAGAATGTGTTTATTCTTTAGCATTTGAACATATTTGTAAAGAATTAAATTTAGTAGATTATAAATTAATGCCTTTTAAATTTATATATTTATCAAGAACAGAAAATTTTCCTTTAATATATCAAGTAAGTGAAAAATGGCATAATGCAGCATTAAATGGTTTTATGATGGCTGGTAAATATAAATATCGTGGTTTAAACCATTTATTAGATGATATATATTATCATTGGAAAAATAAGGAATTTATATTACCTAAAGAAATCTTAGAACAAAATGGGTGTTTAATTTTAAAAGATGATTTTATAGAAGTAAATGAGTAAACCAAAGTATAATAAAAGTAAGACCTTTTTATTACCATTAATTGCACCACTAATTGGAATTGAAAATGAATATTTTAATTTAATAGAAAATACATGGTTGTTTGATTCAGAAAACAAACACATAGATTGTATTATTATTGAACAAGATTTTTCATTTAAAAATCCTGAATTTACAGCATATGAACATAGATTAACAGATAATCAGTATTTTGTAGAATTACATGATTCTGATGAAAAAGTATTATATGTTTTTAAATTTCCTGAAGAATATCTTGTAGAATATTATTTATTATTAAATAGTAAGTATTCAGAATTTGGGAAAGATGCTAAAAATCAAATATTAGATTTTTGGACAAAATTATATGGTAAATCAACAATAGGTATTAATTTTATATTAAAACAAAAACAAATATTATACAAAGAAAAAATACTCAAAGAGAAATTAGAAGAACAATTTAATGTAAAATTAGATGATAACGCTGAATTAGGCGATTTTGTTGAAATAGAACACGAAACAATAAATATAGATGAATATAAAAATAAAAAAGTTACATCCTGAAGCAGTGATACCGTCTTATTCTAAAGAAGGTGATGCAGGTTTAGATTTAACAGCTATAGCTATGACTTCAGTAAATGAAGATAATTATGGATATTTAGAATATGATACAGGTATTTCAATGGAAATTCCAGAAGGTCATGTAGGATTAGTGTTTCCTAGAAGCTCTATAAGCCACACAGGATTGATTTTAGCGAACGCAGTAGGTGTAGTGGACTCTAACTATAGAGGACCAATTAAATGTCGTTTTAAACCTATTCCTAATTGTAATATTTACAATACTGGTGATAGAATAGCACAATTAATAATTTTACCAATACCACAAGTTACTTTTGAAGAAGTAGAAGAATTATCTACTACTGAACGAGGTGATAAAAGTTTTGGTAGTACAGGTAATTAATTAATAATGAAATGAACGTGGTAGTAACCACAAATGAAAGAGATATATGCAGTTAGATAAAAAGTTAAATGGTAAAGAATTGTTATCAGAATTTAAATTTTATTCAGGTAATTATTCAAAATATTCAAATAATAAACAACGATATGAAACATGGGAAGAATCCGTAGATAGAGTTATGAATATGCACAAAATTAAATATAAAGATAAATTAAAAGAATTGTCACCATATTTAGATTTTGTACAAGAAGCATATAATGAAAAATTATTATTAGGTTCTCAGAGAGCATTGCAATTTGGTTTTGCAGATGAAACACAAGGTATTTTAAAACATAATTCTAAAATGTATAATTGTTTAAGTTCTTATGCTGATAGACCTGCATTTTTTCAAGAAGCAATGTATTGGTTATTGTCAGGTTGTGGTATAGGATTTAGAATATTCCAAAAAGATATTGATAATTATAAAAATTTAGAAAATCGAACAAAAGGAGTTAAAACTTTTGTAATACCTGATTCTATTGAAGGATGGAGTGATGCGATTGGCGTTTTAATTTCTTCTTATTTGTCTGAAGAATATAAGGTTACTTTTCCAGAATATCAAGGATATAGAGTTGATTTTGATTATAATTTAATTAGAAAAAAAGGTTCTTTAATTTCAGGAGGATTTAAAGCTCCTGGACCTGACGGCCTTAGAAATTCTATATTAAAAATTCAAGAACTTATTGAATTAAGAATAAATTATAAAACACTTAGAACAATTGACGTTTATGATATTATCATGCATATGTCAGATGCTGTTCTTAGTGGAGGTGTAAGAAGATCTGCTTCAATTTGTTTATTTCATAAAGATGACAGTTTATTGTTAAATGCTAAAACAGGAAAATGGTATGAAGAAAATCCTCAAAGAGCAAGATCAAATAATTCTGTTTTATTATTAAGAAATAAAATATCTAAAGAAGAATTTGATAAAATATTTCAATCTGTAAAAGATTGGGGTGAGCCAGGTTTTATTTGGACAGATAATTATGATATTACTTTTAACCCTTGTGTTGAAATAGGTAAATATCCTCAAATTGAAGGAATATCTGGTTGGCAAGGATGTAATTTAACAGAAGGAAATGGTGGAATGTGTGATACTGAAGAAAAATTCTATAGAATGTGTAAAGCTTCATCTATTATGGGTACACTACAAGCTGGTTATACAGATTTTCCTTATGTAGATAAAACAAGTCCTGCAAAAATTATATTTGAAAGAGAATGTTTATTGGGTTGTTCTATTACAGGTTTTACAAATAATCCTGAAATATTATTTAATCCTGAAATACTTAAATATGGTGCTCAAATTTTAAAAGATACTAATAAAAAAGTATCTGAAATTTTAGGAATAAATCAAGCTGCGAGAATAGGTTGTACAAAACCTTCAGGAAATGCTTCTGTTTTATTAAAAACAGCTTCAGGTATTCATGGTGAACATTCTGAAAAACATTTTAGAAATGTACAAGTAAATAAAGATGAAGATATTCCTAAATTTATAAAAGAAAGTAATCCAGACATGTTTGAAGAATCTGCTTGGTCAAGTAATCAAACTGATTGGGTTGCTAGTTTTCCAATAGAAGTAAAATCTGATTCATTATTTAAAGATGATTTATTAGGTATTAAATTATTAGAAAAAATAAAATTAGTACAAAAACATTGGGTTGAAGCTAGTACAAACAAAGAACTATGTGTTTGTCCAGAAACAAGGCATAATGTTTCTAACACAATTAATGTTGATAATTGGGAAGAAGTTAGAGATTATATTTATGAAAATAGACATTATTTTGCAGGAATTTCATTATTATCAAATAGTGGGGATAAAGATTATAATCAAGCACCATTTACATCTGTTTTAACAATTGAACAAATTATTAAAAAATATGGTGAAGGTGCATTATTTGCAAGTGGATTAATTGTCGATGGTTTACACGCTTTTAATAATAATTTATGGCAAGCTTGTGATTCAGTATTATTTGACATTGTTTTTGAAGAAAATTCAAATACAGTATTAAAAAAAGATTGGGTTAGAAGATTTAAAAAATTTGCAAGTAATTATTTAAATAATGATTATAAAGAAACATCTTATTTGTTAAAAGATGTTTATCTTTTACATAAATGGAATAAAGTTAATAAAACTTTAAAACCTGTAGATTGGTTAAATGCTAATATTAAACCTACATATACTGAAATTAATACTACTGGTGCACAAAGTTGTGCTGGTGGTGCATGTGAGTTAAATTTTTAATAAAATATTAGGAATTCTCATAAATTTTTCGTATATTTGTATATAAAATATACAAAATTATGTTAGACATAAATAATGCAAAATCCATAGATGTTAAAAAATCTAAATCTGGTAGTACATATAAAACATTTACTTTTGAATGTGTTGATTGTGGTAATGATATAAAAAGTCAACAATCACAATTAAAAACACATTCTGGTAAATGTAAAAAATGTACACAAAAGAAAAAACCTTATGAACATATTTTAAATGAATTAATTCATAGTTGTTTAACTAAAACTAATCATTTTATTAATTTAAATTATGAAGATTTTATTTTAATAATAAAAAATTCAAATTGTCATTATTGTAATAAAAAATTAGAATTTAATAAACATACTAGAGATAAAAATTCAAATTATGTTTCAAGAGCTTATCAATTGGATAGAAAAAATAATAATTTAGGATATACAAAAGAAAATGTAGTTACTTGTTGTTGGAATTGTAATAGAATGAAATCAGATATATATTCTTATGAAGATTTTATGAAATTATCACCAATATTAAAAGAAATACATAATAAATAACGTGAAAAAAGGTTTGTAGTAGCGTAAATTAAAAACACCCAGAAACCTTGAAAGACCCGAAATATGTATAAAACGTAAGTTATTCACCAATAAATATATTGGTTACATATAGTGAAACTGTAGGTGTCTTTTTTAATAATTAATAATGGAGAGAAGTATACTTATGGATCTGAACGTGATATAAGGTGCAGGATTTTCAAGTAGGTTCGAATCCTACCTTCTCTCTATTATTTTTTTTAACAATGAAAGAAAGATAAATGTTAAATGAGTTAAAAGATAAAATACAAAAAAAAGCATTAAATAAATGGTTAAATAATGAAAAAATTGGAACTGCCGAGTTGGCAACAGGTGTTGGTAAAACTATACTTGCTTTACATGCGTTGTACACAATGGATAAGGATGATTCTATTCATTTGTTTTTAGCTGAAACTACAGAACGTAAAAAAGATTTATTAAAAGATATTAAATTATTTAATAAGTTGTTTAATTGTGATGTAGTTAATGATTATAATATAAAATTTTATTGTTATCAGACTGTTTATAAATGGAAAGATAGATCTTTTGGATTAGTTATTGCAGATGAAATACATGATTCATTAAGTCCTAATTACTCTAAATTTTATTTTAATAATTCATACAAAGCTATTATTGGATTATCTGCAACAGTAGATAGAAAAACTAAATATGAACAAGGAGATACTATTTTTACTAAAGGTCATCTTTTAGATAAAATAGCTCCTGTCATATTTAAATATACAATAAGTGAAGGTCAAAGTGAAGGTGTATCACGTAAATTAAACATTTATGTAATCAATCACGAACTTGAAGCTGTTGAAAAAACAGTAAAAGCAGGTAGTTTGAAAAAATCATTTTTACAAACTGAAAAAGCTTCTTATGATTATTGGGATAAAGAACATAAACGTTCATGGTTTTTAGAAGATGAAGAATTAAAATCATTAAAAATTAGAATTACTTCACATAAAAGAAGTCATTTATTATTTAATTTACCTTCTAAAATATCAGTTATTAAAACACTATTAAAAAATATTGATGGTAAAACTATAATTTTTGGTAATAGTTTAGATTCATTATTAAAAATAACTAATAATGTAGTATCTTCTAAAAACTCAGAAGATAAAAATGATTTAATTAGAAGTAACTTTGATAATAATAAAATTAATCATATTGCTTCATTTAAAAAACTTAAACAAGGTGCTAATTTAACTAACATTGATAATTGTATTATACATTCATATTATGGTGTAGAAAAAGATATTATACAAAGAGTAGGTAGATTACGTCAAAATGGTGATAAAATAGGTAATGTATTTATATTACTTACTAAAAACACACAAGAAGAAATATGGTTTTCTAAAATGATGGAAAACATGAATGATTTTAATATTATTAATTGTGATAATATTGAAGATTGTATAATTAAATATAAACAAAATGAATAATATACCAAAAGCAGAAGAATTTTATGATAAAAAAGATATAAATGGTTTACCAATGTCTTTTAATGAAAAGATGATTGAATTTGCTAAATTTCATGTAGAAGCTGCTTTAACTCACGTTTATGAAAAAATAAATATTGAAGAAGTTCAAGATGGAATAAAAGATTCAATTTTAAATGTTTATCCACTTGAAAATATAAAATAAATGAAAAAAATTAAAGAATTACAAAAACGTTCAAAATTAGATGAAGGTAGAAACTTTGGATTAGGTTTTGCTATTTTGAATAAGAAAAATAACAAATATGAAACATTTAATGCTTTTACAGCTTGTAGAGATTATTTAAATGATTTTAGTTATGTAGAATACACTAAAAAAGAAATTGGTAGTATTCATGGTTACAATCATAAATTATTAAATTGTTTTGATAATGAAGAACATTTTTATTTAGGTGTAAATACATTACATTATAATGAAGGTAATACTTGGAATGATTTTGAAAAATGTCAAACTGAATTAATTAATAATTATAAAGTTTTACAAAAGTTTTTAAATCATTTTGAAAAGAAATTAAATTTACCAAGCAAATCTAAAATTACTTTAGATGAAGATACTTTAATTATTAAAGCTCCTATTTATTGGACTAAAACTACAACGTTAATTAGTATTTATACATTATTAATTAGATGTTATTTTAATTTAACTGAATTAACAACTATGAAAAAGGTTTTAACTGATCATAAACCTTTTATTACTGGAGATTCTTATTATATTAAAAATTGTAAAGTATTTTATGATAATTTAGATTTAAATTATGATGAACTATATTATAATAAATTTCATTTAAGTGGAGCAAGTCAAATTCATAATTTTGGAATAGATGGGTTTTTTAAAAGACAAGAAATTAAATCACAATTAAAATGACAAGATTTAAAGCTTTATTTATTAAACTTTTAAGAGTTAAATATGAATATACTTGGAGAGCTGTTCAAAGAGAATTAGATGCGAGATATGTATTTAATAAACCATTTAATTCTTTATTAAACCATAGTGGTAATCAAATAGACGGTATAATTAATTGTACTGAAGCAATGAAATATTTAAATGAAACAGTTGAAGATGGATGGAATTAAAATGACAAATAAAGAACTTATACAGTATTTAGTAGATCATAATGATTATAAATATAATTTATTAAAAGCTGCTGAAGAACTTCAAGAACTATCTCTTGTTCTTACTCAAATGACTCTTAAAAAAGAAAAAGTAGATATACAAGAAGTTATTGATGAAATTGGTGATGTTAAAATTAGATTGAAAGTTTTAAGTCATTTTTTTAATAATAAAAAGATTAAACAACGTATACAATATAAGTTAGATAAACTTAAATCTTATGTTGCAGAAAATAAATATATTGGTAAATTATGACAGAAGAAAGATTTGATGAATTAGTAAATGCAACATTAGAACACTTATGTGATCTTTTAGTTGTAAAAGGGAAAGAATATCGTAGAAATAACAATGTATTTCATAATTTTGATGAAGGTAGTAAAAGAAGTGGTTTAATACGTGAAAAAGTATTAGATGGATTTTTACTTAAACATGAAATATCTATTGCAGATATGACAAATGATTTAGAAAAAGGTATTTTACCTAAAATTGGAACAGTTAATGAAAAATTTGATGATAATTTAATTTATCTTCTTATTAAAAAAATGTCTATAATTGATAAAATTGAACAAAATGTCATCAGTAGTTAGATATTATTCAGATCCACATTTTGGACATAGAAATATGGCTATAAGACGTGGATTTAAAGATGAAGAAAAAATGAATAAACATATTGTAAAGCAATGGAATTCTATAGTTAGTAAAAAAGATGTCACTTATATATTAGGTGACATCACTATGGAAAAAGCTACACAATATTATTGGTTAAATGAATTAAATGGTATTAAAAAAGTTATTCTTGGTAATCATGATGAACCTCAACATGTACCAGAATTATTAAAATATGTTAATAATGTTGCAGCAATGAAATATTTAAAACATAAACAATATGGTAATATTATATTAAGTCATGCTCCTATTCATCCTTGTGAATTAGAATATAGATTTAATATTAATATTCACGGTCATGTACATGAAAATACTTTACCAGATAAACGTTATATTAACGTGTCTGCTGAAGTTATAGATTATAAACCAAAATTATTAGAAGAATTATTATGAGTAGAACATTAGTGGTTGGTGATTTGCACGGCAATTTTAAAGGCTTTAAACAAACCTTAGAACGATGTAATTTTGATTATGATAATGATACATTAATATCTCTTGGAGATGTTGTAGATGGTCATAGTCAAAGTTATGAAGTAGTTGAAGAATTACTTAAAATAAAAAATTTAATTCCTATTCGTGGTAATCATGATGATTGGTGGTTATATTGGATAATGCGTGGTACACATCCTGCACAATGGCAACAAGGTGCTAAAGCTACAGGCGAATCATATATTAAAAATTTAATTAGTAAAGAAGATTTCTTTTTATATGATTATTCAACTGGTCACGCTAGAGTTAGACTAACTTCTGCACATTTACCTATTACACATAAAATATTTTTTCAATCTCAATTATCACATTATGTTGATAATCAAAACAGATTATTTGTACATGGCGGATTTAATAGACATTTTAGTATTGAAGATCCTATACATAATAATGAAGATGTATTAATGTGGGATAGAGATTTATGGTCACAAGCTTTATCTTGGGAATCAATGGGAAATGGAATGTTAGAAAAAAAACCATCATTTAAAATGTCTGATAATTTTAGTGAAGTATTTATAGGTCATACTTCTACACAATTTTGGAAAGAAGATAAACCTATGAAAGCTGCTAATATCTGGAATTTAGATACTGGTGGTGGTTGGAATGGATTTGTAACAATAATGGATGTAGATACTAAAGAAGTTTGGCAATCAGATGATGGTAAAACTTTATATCCAGAATTTAAAGGAAGATAATTATGACAACTAAAGTTTTTGAAGGTTCTGCACAATGGGAGAGAATAGCATATTTAAAATTAGAAAATAATTTTGTAATATTTGATGATTCTTGGGGTGAATATGGACCAATACAATTTGATTTAGAATTGTTAGAACAAAAAATTAAAGAACATAAAGAAAAATTGAATGAAAGTAGAATTAATAAGTAAAACAGTAGGAGTTAATTCATATGGTGAATTAAATAATGAAGAAATTATAGCTGCTATTGCACGTCATGGTACTGTAAAAGAAGATAATGGTAAACTTGTTAAGTATTTAATGGATCATGCACATTGGAGTCCATTACAACATATTTCATTTGGATTTAAAATAGAAACTAGACGTAGTATATCTGCACAAATATTTAGACATAGAAGTTTAAATGGTCAAGAATGGTCTTTAAGATATGCAGAACCATTAGGTTTTGAAAAAATTGAATTAAGACGTGAACATCCTACTAATAGACAAAGTAGTACTGAAGAAATAATTTTTGATAAAGAATTTGATACAATTAAGTTGTCTGATGCTGCTTATGGTGCAGGAAGTCATTTTTATCCTAAAGATGCTATTGATAGTGTTTTAAGACAAATTCAAGAACTTTATGAAGGACTAATAAGTCTAGGTGTAGCTCGTGAATGTGCTAGAGATATATTACCTTTATGTACTAAAACTACAATACACATTACAGCTACATTAAGAGATTTATTAGGATTTCTTAATGTTAGATGTGATGAACATGCACAGAAAGAAGTGAGAGATATTGCTACAGCTATTGGTGAAGAACTTGAAAAAGAACTACCAAATGTATTTAGTAATATTGATTGGAGAAAAGGAATGTTTATGTAAATATAAAATAAATGAGTAAAAACTTAACAAACATTCAATTAGATATTATTTGTAATAGAATAATGTCTGAATTGAGAAAACATATTATTACAGGTAAAGTATATAAAGATACTTGTACAATGGTAGCAGAATCAATTAATTATGATGAATTAAAGAAAAAAGCTAAAAGATATGAAGAAATTCAAGAAAAATTAAAAATTTTAGGTCAAGAAGCTAATTTATTATCTACAGAAATTAAAAACCCTTTTGATAAATTTAATTATTTTACACCAGATTTAAAAAATCTTATGTTAATGTATGATAAAGAAGTTGAAAAACAATTAAATGAAATGTTACCTAAAAGATCAGAAATTCAAAGTGATATAGTTTTAGGTTCAATTAGTGGCTCTAAAGATATAATTAGTGAAATTTTAAAAAAATATATTTAATATGAAAAGAAAAGATATGATAAACAGTCCATATACTTGTCATAGATGTAACAGTGGAAATTGTCATCCTGAAACATGTAATTGTTCATGTCATAATTAAAAACAAAAAAACCCTACTATAACTCAAACGAGTCGTAGTAGGGTTTTTTTAGACCTTTTATTTATTTATAAGATTATGCATTTCTCTATATGGTTTTTGAAATTGAGCATAAAATGGTGTAATTTTCTTAATAGATTTAACTACTTTATTTTTACCTTTAGAATCTTCACTTAAATAATCAAACAAATATTCATTATTTCCAGGATTAAAATTAAGTGGTGTAATTATTTCACCTAAAGCATTTAATGAATTTTGAATAAATCTATTAGCTGCTACAGGATTTTGAATCATTCTATTTAACTCTATAGGATTTCTATATTGTGAAAGTTCTGACTCTAATCTTCTAAATACATATAATGCAAAATATGGTTTATCATCATCATCTCCACCAAGAGATGCTAATAAGTAACCTAACATCGGTAACAATACCATAGTTAAACCTACTTCTAATGTAGTTTTTCTTAAATTAGCTTTTTCATAGTCTGTTAACTTATTATAACCATCACTCATATGAGCTAATTGTAGCCCTTTTAATGCAGGAAAAACAACATTACGTACAAATCTAATAAAAGTAACATAAGTACCTTCTGTGAACTCCTGTTCAGCGTTATTAAATACTATATCATCATCAGTTAAATCTTCTTTTTTCTTTAAAGATTTACTAATACCTTGATATCTGTATTTAAGTCCTGATAAAAAGAAGTTCTTAAACATTAAAACTGTTTTACCCCACCAATGTTTAGCTATTTCAGCTTTCATTAATGGATCATAAACACCAAATATATCATGAGCTTTTTTCTTAATAACATAATTAATATGATATTTACCACTTTCATGATATTTAGAATCTAAATTTTTAAGAGTATAAACAACTTTACTATCCATTTCTAAAACACCATCTTTATTTAAAGATAACATATCAAATAATGAAGCAGCTTTTGATTCTTCTACAACATTTCCTGATTTATCAATAAATTGACGCTGTTCATTCATTACTTTAATTCCTCTTAACATAACTTCTGTTAAAACTGAGTTCATCATATGTTCACCCATTTCATTTAACATATTCATTTGTTGTTTGGAAATTAATTTCTTAGCATATGAATTTCTTAAAAATTCTTGAGTAGAAACATCAAAACCTCCAAATACATCAAACATTTCTAACATTTGATTATGAAATGATTTTTTAACAGGTTCATTTAAATCAGCTAAAATATTCATTAAGTTTTTACTATAATTAGCTTCAGCTTTTAATAAATCTGCTTTTTTAAAATTTCTACCACCAACAGATTCAATAAACATTTGTGTAACACCGTTCATTACGTTGACTACACCAGAACCTAAGTTCATTGTCATTGCAATACTTGCTGCTGTACCATTAATTAATGATGATAATTTATTTGCTTCAATATTAGTACCTAATACTTTTTGTCCATTATATGATAAAATATCATAAGCAGTACTTTCAAGTAAACCTTTAATACGTTTTAATTCTTCACTAAATTCACCTTCTACAATAACACCTGGTTGTTTAGTTGCAAATACATTTTGAGCCCATCCTCCTGATTTTGAACGTTTCTTATATTGTTTACTAGAAGCAATATCTACAAACAATTTAAGTTTATATTCATTTTCTTTCTTTTCAGCATAATTAATTGCATTAAAAGCTTCTTTACGATAAACTGTAAATAAATCTAATGATTGATTTTTAGATTCTATTTTACCTCTATAATGAACTCTTACAGTACGTAATTCTTCATTTTTATTATTAATTGCTTCACCATAACTAACATCATCAACACGTACTTCATTTAAATCTTTCCATTTATCTACAAACTGACCTTTAATATCACCTTCTAATGTACGTTCTAAATCACTTTTAGTAACTGAAGGTAATTTATAAAATGTAGCTCCAGGTATTAAAGTTATTAAAGATGCTGTACCATTATAAGAATCATCATTTTTTTCAGTTTCATAAATAAAATAATCTAATGTTTCTTTTTCAATACCTGTTAATTCTTTATTTTTATATTTAGGATTTGGATAAGTAATACCATCAACTTTAATAGTGTTTGCTTTAAACCAATTTGCTATTTGTTTATTTAAAAGTTTATACTCAGGTAATTTTTTAATTTGTGAATTAGTTAAACCTTCTGCTAATTTTAAAGCTACTAACTCTTTACGTGCTTTAAATACAGGTTGTAAACTATTAAATGAATCTAAATATGTTGTAGAATATTCTCCATGTAAATAATATCTATCATCTGATTTAGATAATTCTACAAGATTTTTATACATTTGAGATTGTTTATTTTGACCTTTTTCAGCAGAATATTTTTTATAAACTTTATCTATTTCAAAATTTTTAGTTCTTGCTGCGGAAATAATAGAATCTCTCATTTTACCAATTACATTAGACATCATGTTTAATAATGGTGAATTGGTGTTTAAAATATCTACAACAGAACGAGTAACACTTTCAATATCAAAAGATGGATCATTAACTATTTTACGAGCATTAGCAACTAAAGCTTTATTATATTCATCTTTATATTTACCTTCAATCATTCTACCAAAATAAGCTTCTTTGGTTTCATTTGTAATTTTTAAATCAGTATGTTCTTGAAATAATTTATTTCTCCATTTAGCAACAACTTCTGTATTTAAATCAGCTTCAGACATCATTTTTACAGCATGTGCTTTTTTAATATTTAATATTATTCCAGTTAAACTATTATGATCTTTAGTTAAATTAGCTAAAATATCTTTAATTTTATTTATTTCTATCTGATTTTGTTTAGTAACAAATTCATCAGTTTCACTTGTTTGTAATAACTTTTTAATATCTTCTAATAAATCATACGCAGTAAGATATTCTTCATATCTATAAGATAAGTCTAACATTTCTTCAGAACTTATATCTTTATTAAATGTTTCAGTATCTTTATTATATAATTTAGTTTTTAACATTTGATTTAAATGAAATACTGTTTTTGAAAATGAAGTAACGTATGCATTAACAGCTTGCCATTTATTAGTATTTTCTAAAGTTTCAATTTCTTTAAATAATTCAGTAAAAGATTTTACAAAAGCTTCATTATCTTGTTTGTTTTTAGAATTTTTAGATTTTTTGGTTCTACGAATAATTGCATCAATTTTATCTAACGCTTTTTCAATAGTATAATTTAATTGTTTATCTAAAGTATCTAATTCAATTTCTTTAGGTTGTTCTATTTTTTTAAACATTATGTTATTAAAAGAGTTTGAATAATCATTTCTAGCTAAACCGTCTAAAGATTGTTGACTAGTTTCAATAAATTTTTCAACATTTTCAATTAATAAAATACTATTAATTAATTCATTATTTTGTAATGATTTAGTTAATCCAAATAATCTTCTAATAGCGTCTTTAAATTGTTGCCAAAAGTTTTTATCTAATGATTTAATTTCATTTTGAAATTCTTCATTAGAATATAATTCTGCTACAAATTCTTTTTCATTTGTAAAACCATAGCTTTTGGAACCTTTTAAATTTTTACCTAAATATTTATATTGTTCAAATGCTTTTTTAATTAATTCATTAAATTGTATTTCTTCAAAAGTTACAGGATTAATAATTGCTTTAATACTTAAATTGTGAGCAACTTCATGTAAAAATGATTCTAATATTTGTTCTTTTGTAAAAATACTTAAAGAATTTTCTGTCGTATAAATAACATTTAATTCTGATTCATAAGCCATTACAGCAGTTCCGTTCCCTTCAGAATTTTCAGTCATTTTATCAAATTGTTCTTGACTAATAACTTTAACTCTACTATTAGAACGATTTAAAACATTCATTGCTTTAAATACTAAATTATTACCAGCATCTGAAAATTCTAAATTAGAATTAATTATATTTTGTAATACATCTTTAGCTTTAAAAGAATTATTAATATTTTTATCATTAAATAATAATTCTTTATTTATTTGAAATCTATTATTTACTTGAGGTTGATTTGTTGTACTTTCTGGAAAAAAAGGTTTTGAATTATCTCCAACAAAATCATTTAAATCTTTTTTATTAAATAAAATAGTTGAAGTATCTCTACTTTCTTCTAAAGTTAATTCATTCCAAGTATTACCATATTCATCAGTAACTTGTTTTACATTTTCTTTACCATATTGTTTATTAAGAACATTCTTTACAGTGTTCTCATAGAAGTTATAGATAGGTTTTAATGCACCAAATCCTTCTGGTCCTTCTACTCTTTCAAGTTCTTGTTTAAGTTGGTTTATTTCATTATTTGTATCATCTAATTCTTTTTGCGTCAAAGACTCTTTTTCAATTTTTAATGTTGGATTATTACTTTTTAATACATTGATGTCAGAATCTATTGGAGCTATACCCATTGGAAACCCAGTATTATCAGTAAGTACATATCTACCTTTATTAACTTTATCCTCAAGCTCTTTTAACCTATCTTCTTTCTGTTTCTTAAACTCTTCTAAAGTAGTATGACCTTCCACTTTACTAGCTGTATTACCAGAAGGAAATAATATTTTTTCATATCCTTTCTTAACACTATCTTGTATAATAGATTTAACAAAGAATGTTACCCAATTATTATCTTTGTTTAGAAGTTGAAGAAATTTATTATCATTGCTTTTAAAAGGATATTTAGGCAAATAATCTTTATCTCTACCCTTCTGAAATAAATCTGATTGTACTTCTAGTATTCTACGAGTTTTAGAGCCCTCTCCCTTTTCAAATTGAATACTTCCTTTTACATAGTTTGGATTATTAGCTATCTGATATTCTTCTTCTTCTCTTTGTTCTTCTAAGTCATTATTAGATTGCTGCTCGTCACTTCTAAACCAACCTATACCTTTATCAGTACTAAATTGAGCATGACCTTTAATACTAGGTGTAATTAATGGAGTAGATATTTCATTTTCTGTATAATTAGTACCACCTGGAACTGTTAGGTTAGAGTAATGTTTAGTTTCTAATTCTGAAAAAGTATCAATATTATAAGTATCAAATTCAATTGGTTCTAAATCTTCTGGTGTTTGAACATCTACTTCTTGATTTTTATTATTTTCATCAGAACTAATCCATCCTAATTCTTCAGTATCTCTATAATATCTATTTTCAGATTTTGAATAATACTTAATAGGAGAACCTTGAACTTTTTTTGTACCAGTTTTAATTTGTTCTTTAGCAGTATTAATCTCAATAGTATAACTATATTTAGCTAATAGGTCTGTAATGATTTCTTCTCTATTAGTTTTATCTAAATCCAATATTAATTGTTTTTGATCTTTAGGGATCTGCAGCTCTGTTAAAATTTTATTTAAATCCCAATTAGACTTTTTACCTTTTTCAAAAATTTGTTTTGCTTTATCAGAAGATAATATATCAACAGATTTTAAACTTTGATTAACTTCATTAGATTGAATAACATCTTCTAATTTAGGAAATGATTCTAAACCATTTTTATCCTGAAAGATAGAAATTCTAGCCTTCAGGATTAATGGATTTAATTTTGTTTGTTCTAATAACTCTTTATACTTTGAGTCGTTTATGTTTATACAATTCATATTAACAATTATTTTTTTGCCACAAAATTGTAGCTCGTTCTTCTTCAGTTAAGTTATTAAATTCTTGTTCAGATAATTCTGGAAATAAAGATAATTGAGATGGTTGATTATTTGTTTCAATATTCCAATTATGTTTATTTATTAAATAATCTAAAGCTGTAGCGTGAGAAGGTTGATTTAATTCTTTATAGTACAAAATAGGTAGACCTTTTAATTTACCTGATTGAATTTGTTTTCTAATCCATTCAGCTCTATCATCTTTTGAATTAATAACCCAATCAATATATTTTTCAACAGCTTCTTTTATAGTTTCTGTTTTAATTAATCCTTGAGTTTTACCTGCTGGATCATGACTAAAAGGATTTCCAAAATGATTAAAAACTTTAGGTATTCTGGTAGAAATAATAAATTCTAAATTTCCTTCAAGATCTTTTTCAATTGGTGCATCATATTCTTTTAAGTCTTTCCAATCTAATATTTCTACATTATTAGAAACTGTTTTATTTCCTAATTGATTATAAATATTTTCAACTAATTGAGGTTGTTGAGTAATTACTTCACCAAATCTAGCTTTAAACTGTTGTTCATTAGAAATATCTTTACCTGTTATATCTCTAAAAGTCCAACCTTTAGGAGCTAAAGTTAATGTTGGTAAACCTAATTTAATACCTGCTTTTGTACCTGCTTCATCAAAACCTGTTTGACCACCACTTCTAATACTTTCTATTTTAGTTTTAAGATTTGGAGATTCAATAACAGCTTTTAATAAATTATATGTAAAATCATCAACTTGCTGCTGAGTATATTTACCTTTCATAGTATAAATACCATTACCAGCAATATTTAAAGTTATTCCTCTAATTTCATATTCTTTAGGTAAAATAACATTATTTGGAATAATATTTTTTAATTTCTCAAATAATTCTTTAATTTCTTCTACTGAATATCCTGCTAATGAACTACCAAGTTTAGTAACTAAAAATTTCTTGTCTGGATTTTGTTTAGCAAATAGTAACATATCTTGTAGTCCTTTACCAATTTCTTCTAATGTAGAAGATTTTTCAACTCTCCAGTTTTTCTTTGTAATAACTGCATAAGATTGTCCTTGTAATCCTTCTGATTGACTTTGTTTAGCTCCAAAATTAGTTTTAGCTAATAATGCAGCACCTTTTCCATGAACTCCTTCTGCATTACTACCAAATACAAATACTTCATTTGGTTTTAAAGAAGTTATATTTTCAGAAGTATATTCTTTAGCAGAGTTTAATTGTTCTACTATTTTATCAACTCTTTCTTGTGTAACAGTTAAATTACTAGCATCTAAAGAAATATATTTTTTATTTTGACTTAATACAGATGATTTAGTTAATCTTTCTCCAGCACTATTAAAATCTATTGCTATTGCTATTGTAGCATCTGCACTAGCATTTTTAATAGTTCTATTTTTATATCCTAATGTTAGTTCTTCTTTAAATAATATTTTATTAGATTGAGGTTGAACTTGAGGTTGAACTTCTGTAGTTTCAATAACATCATCAACAATATCATTTATTTTATTCATATTTCTATCAAATATTACTTGTGATTTAATGTATTGTGTTTCTTCATTAATAACATCATCAAATATATTATCACTATAGTCTGTTAATTTACGTTTATTTAAAGATAATGGTGTATTATTAATTCTAACATATAATCCGTCTTCATTTTTATTAAAACCAACCAATTTATAATATTTAAGTTTTGGTACAAAATCAGCAGGAGCATTATCTGGAATTTTAACTTCTAATTCTACATAATACTTAGAACCTTTTTCTAATTTAAAACCATTGTCTTTTTTAACAACATTAGTACCAATTGCTAAATTTAAATTATTATCAAATACTTTTTTAACATATTTTTTATTTTCTAATTTATTTAAGTAAAACTTATCTAAAAAGTCAAATGTGTTATTATTTATAATATCATTAACTTTACTATTAATTTGATTTTGAACAAAATATTCAAATGGTATGTATGTATAAAATTGTGTTGCATTCATTTTAAATCCTGAAGTAACAAAAGAATATTTAACTAAATCTTCTGCTAATGTAGGATTATCTATAAATAAATCTCTCCAAGAATCTGTAAATATTTTTTCATATGCTTTAGATTTCTTTCTATTAGTTAAAGAAATAATAGCTTTACGTTTTTTACTTTTAGGAATATCTAATGTTAATTCATCAAGTATAAAATACTTATCTTTATTAGCTTCTTTAAATTCTTTAAATCTATTAGGTAAATTATCAATTAAATCTAACTTTTCTTCTTTAGTAATATTAAAGAATTGTTCCATTAAATAAGAATTATATTCTCTACTTAAATCATTACTCATTTCTTCATTAGTTAATAAACTACTATAGACATCTTGAGAAATTTCATTAAATTGTTGTCTAGTTTGAATTGTACCTGTAGGAAATAATAAAGGATTGCTTTCTACAACGTTTTTAACCCATTTTAAGCTATTATAATATGCTTCTAGTGTTGTACCTTCAAATTTACTATTAAAGCCTTTAATAGCTCCTGGTACATTATTTTCAACTTTATCATTAATAATTTGTATCATATTAAATATTGTGAATAATTTATTATGATCTTTACCCATACCATCAGTATCTAGTTTAGAAACCATTACATTTTCTCTAACATTCTTACTAAACTCATTTAATTCTTTAAAAGTATTTAAAATATTCATTCTAAACTCAGAATCTGGTTTAGTTGTAGTTACTTGATTTCTAAAATATTCTAAATCAAATCTATCTTTATTAAATACACTATATTTTTCATGTAAAAATACTTTAGAATGTTGTTGATTCATTAAATTAATAATATTTGTAATTTCTTCATCTGAAACTTTTAAAAGTTTTTTAACTTTTGTTTTTGAAGTATTAAATGAATTATCTAATTTAATTATTTCTTTATCATATTGTTCTTTAGTTACAAAATTATTTTTAAGATCTTGAGAAAGCTTTTCTTTTTGCCAATCAATATTAAAATTTTTATAATAATCTAAATATAAATTACCCAATAAAGTATTTGAACTTTCAGGTGTAGAAGCATTTAAAGCTGTTTTAACAATATGTTTTTTAAACTTTTTAAAACTATCTAATGAACCTAAATCTTTTTCAGTATTAGTAATACCTTCTTTAGATTTTAAATACTCAATATATTCTGCAATTACAGGATTAGCTAAAAAGTTAACAACATATAAAGGATGTGCACCAATACGTAATAAAAGATTACCTATATTAGTTGTAGCTGTTGTCCAGTTACCTTTAGATATATATGGGTCTTTTGCAATATCCACAAACGCATTAAGAATTGCTGTTAATGAATCACCTACTTTTACTTTACGTAATTCATTTTTAAATTCATCAATTTCTTTTTGAGTAGCAGTACTTTTAACTATTTGTTTAACATAATAATCTAAGTCTTTATCAGATAATTCTTCAGAATATTCAAAATCAAAAGCACTTTCACCTTCAGTGTTATGATGACCCCAAGTTATATATTTAATATCATTTAAAGAAAGTTTACCTTCTCTACTAATATCAACTAAAGCATTAGCTTCTTGACCAACACCAGCTTTACCACCTAAAAAATAATATCTAAGTTTTAAATCTACTTCTGGGTCAAAATGACTCATAAATACAGAATCTGTTTCTGGAAATAAAGTATTAATTTCATTTTTAATAAATTCAATATCAATAGGTTTCATTACAGATTTATAAACTTCAGGATGTGTTAACACAGATTTATATAATTCTATTAATCTGTTACCTAAATCATTTTCTTTATATATAAGTTGTTTGTCTTTTTTATTATAAGATGGAAACATTATATACATTTTATCAACGTCAAAATCTGAACCAGTTTTAGTAGTAATACCTGTATAAGCTACAATAGTATCTCCAGATGTTTCAGGTAATATACCTACAATTTGTAAAGCATCATTAGAAGCTAAACCCTGATTAGGAATACGATAACCTATAATGTTATCTTGTATTTTTTTATCTATAATTGGTGGTTTACCATCTTTACCTACAAATAATTCTACTTCATCATAACTTTTCCAATTAGGAATATATTTAGCTATAAAACTTCCTGATATTAAAACACCACCAGGTCTTACTGTTGGTCTTAATGTTTCAGGATGAATATATATATGTGGTTCATGTACTGTAGATAATGCTTCAGGATGCCATATAACACCTTTAGAATCAGCTTCAGATTTATTTAAACCAAAGTTACTCATTTGAATAAAAGAACCACCATTAGTTTTAATTTTAACAAGTCTACTATTCATAATTGAAGCAAACATATTAAATAACTTTTCAGATGATTGAGGAATACCTACAATTGTAACTTCTGATTGTAATGCTTTAATAACATTTTCAGAACCACCACGTTTTTGTAATTCAGAAATTAATGCATTATAAAATCCTGAAATATCTCCAATTCTAAAATCATCATCAATTTTAAATTCTTTTTTAAGAGATTCTAAACCTTGATTAGTTAAACCTGTAATAGTTTTAACAATTTCATCTTTAACATATTTACCACTTACTAATTGACCATCTAATTCAAAATTAGTATCGTTTTGTAAATGTAATAATCCTGCAAATATATTTTTTTGAATCTGAGAACCTACATCAGTATCTTTATATGTTTTAGTTGGTAAATCTTGTTGAAGTTTCCAACCATAATTAGATAGTGTTTGTACATTATATTTAATATCTTGAACAACATTACCATTTTCATCATGTATTTTAGTTGGTTCAATTGCTCCAACTTTAACACCATCAAAAGTAATCAATTCATCAACATTATCAACTTCCATCTGATTGAATACTTTTTCTAAATCAGAATCTTGTATTAATGATTTAGTTAATACTGCTTGTGAATATTTAAGATATGTAGGTTTACCACTATTATCTCTAAAGAAATACACACCTTTTAAAGGTTGTGCTGCAACTTTTAATTCTTTTTCAGTATATTGTTCAATATTATTAGAAATCATTTTTTTATAAACTTCATCATGAACTTTAGTCCATTTACCTAATGCTTGAATTAAAAATTTCCAACGTTTAGGTGTAATCCATGCTTGAGCATCAGCAGAGTTAATATTTTCATAAGGTCTAGCTCCTTCTTCACTTAAACTTTCAACAAGTAAGTCATAAAAAGGTGATTTACGATATACACTTTCAATAGTAGCAATATTAAAAAATTCATTACCTTGAGTTATTCTTAATTGCAAACCATCAGTATATGATGCAGGTACACGTTTTTTATAATCTACCATATTCTTATAAAATGCTACATCACCTGTAAACATTTTAGAATATTCAACATTAGAAACTAAACCGTTAATTATAAAGTCAGTAGCAAACGCAATTGCTTTTTGAGCTGCTGATACGTTTCTATATGCTCCACTTGTTAATATTTTAGAATCTATTTTATTAGGTACAATTATACCTTCTTTATTTCTAATAAATACTTCATTAGCTTGTAAATAACTAATTGTTTGTTCAATACGAGATCTTAAGTTAGTAGTAATATATTGATTAAATAAACTATTTAATTCTTCACTACTTTCTCTTGTTAATTTCTGAAAGTTAAAATTACCTTTATTATCATATAATAAATTAGTAATTTGGTCTTCTAAATTAGTTTGACCTTTTGAATTTGGTGACAACTTTTCAAAATATTGTGATTTGAAAGCATTACCACTTTTATCATAAGGATTTGGATTTATAATTTTATTACCATTTTTATCTTTAATTTCATATTGATAATGATAATGAGGTGTTAATTTATATTTTTCAGGATTAGTTTCAGCATTAATAACATCTTGATTAGCTTCTAACATTCTATTATATTCTGAACTAAAATAGTTAAAAAATATGTCTAATGTTCTAGGTCTAATATTAATTTTTTTATCTTGATTTAAACCATTAAATGAATTTAATCTAATTCCTGTTTTAATTTGTAATTCTGTTGTTTTATCTGCAGGAGTTGTTGTTCTAATAAAATCATCTTCTTTAAGTACTTTATTAACATAATCTACTAAATAATCTTTATAAGATAAATTGGTAGTTTCTTTGTACTCACTATCAGAAGACATTTGATTCATAATAGCAACATCTAATCCTTCTAAAATCTTCTTAGATAGTTCTAATTGATCTTTTTCTTCAAGATTTAATTTTTCACCTTTATTATTAATAGTACCTGTTAAAACACCCATATAGAAAGAACCTAATTGATAATTACCAGATTTATACAAATCTAATAATAATTTAGGATTTTTTTTCCATTGTTTAACTTTTGTTGATACATAAGAAGGATATGAATAAATCCATTTTTGTTTTGATTTACCAGTAGAAGAAGATGTAACAATTGTAGCATCAGAACCTTCATTTAAAAAGAAAGCTTCAGATGAAGCTAACTTTGTAAGTGTTTGAGACAATCCTATAAAACTAGAGTAATCTTCTGATTTATAACTATATTTAGTTTTAATACCATTTACAACATATTCTGTTTGATTAATTAAAGTTTTTAAGTTTTTTAATCTATCATTAAATGTAATATCTTTACCAAAATTGTCTATAAAATTATCAAATCCCTCTTTAGTTAAATTAACACCTAATGTTTCTAAAAATTTAATTGATTTATTTGCTAAAATTTCAAATCCTTCTACATTATCTTCTGTTAATAACTCACTATCTTTAAAATATTGTTTTAATACATTAGAAGCTTTATTCAATCTTTCAATTGAACCTGTTTTTAATGTATTATCAGCAGTTAAAAAATTATTTTGAAAATTAATATCCCAAGCATCTTTAACTACTGTAATCTTAGAACCTGTATCTGAAATAGGTAAACTTCTATGTTCTACAAACATTTCTGTTTCACCAGTTTCTTCATTAACAACACGTTTAGTAATTTCAAATTGAGTTACTATATGATTATTTTTAATAAGATTAAATGCTTGAACAAATTCACTTTTTTGATTTTCAGATGTAACTTTATTTAAATATTCTAATAATCCTTTTAAGTATGGTTTTTTATCTTGAACTCTACTTAAATATGTTTTATAATTTTCAAACAAATCTTCACTAGGTAAAGCAATTTCATTAGACAATACACTTTGTAATGTAGAATAAACCATATCTCTATCTAAAAAAGTAGGTTCATTCCATATAGGATCTAAGGTATTAGGGTCTTCTAATAAACTTAATCTAAGTTTAACATTAGCACTAATATTATCTTTAGTATTTCTTTCTGCAGAATGTTGATTAAATGATGGATCTCTACCTTCTTCTTCTAAAAAAGAAGTATCTTCTTCATTTTCTATAATTTCAATAGATAACTCTCTAAAAAAGTTTTCTACATTTTCAACTAATTCATCAACATATTTTAAAGAACGTTCAAGGCTTCGTGCTTTAAGTAAACTCACTCCACCTTGTTCTTTAAGTTCTGTAGCTTTATCTGTAATTTCTTTAATAATAAAATTTCTTAAATTTGGTAAACTTTCACCTTCACTAAATTCAATATTATTAAAATCTAATCCAGAATTTTTAAAATAATTTAAAGCTAATCTTGATTTAATTTTAGCAATTTGTTTATAACTATAAATAGCACGTAAACCTCTATCAACTAAAGGAAAATATACTTTTTCATTATTTTTATTTAAATAATAATGTTTTTTAGCTGTGTCATCATAAAATAAAGCAGGTTCACCATTCTCATCAATTCTGTTAGAATCATATTTATTATTTTTATAATCTTGAAGATAATCTCCAAAATCTTCAATAAATGATTCTTTACCAAAATATGCAAACAGTTCTTCTGCTACTTTTTCATTTTGATTTGCTATTTTATCATAAATAGTATCAAATAATATTGATTCAGCTTTTCCTGTGTAAGCTATTCTTTTACATTTCATATTTATACATTTTTACAAATATACGAAATTTATTTGACAATTCCAAATTAAAATCCACATATTTTTATAATTTTATTATTTTCTACACCTTTTGTTAATTCTTTAAACATTTCAATGAATGATTCACCAACTAAAGAATCAATAGGTTTATTAAGTTTTTCAGCTAAAGTTTCAATTGTTTCAAGTTGTTGAGTTTCTGATAAACTATTAAATTTGGTAACTAATTCACTTTCAGTAGTTAATACTGGTTGATTAATATTAGCTGTAGGAAGAACATTTTGAGTTTCTAATGTTTTTAGTTCTGCATCATATTTAGCATTGATAATTCTAACATCATCTATTGCATATACTTTGGTTAATTCTGCTTCATTTTTAGGAGTTCCGTCTTTTTTTAATTTATAAGCTTCTAACTTTTCTTGTCTTCTTTTTTCTATATCAGCTACTTCTAAAAACTCAATAATAGTTTCGTCTGTCCAAGTAGCTAATTGTCTTCCATATCCTTTATCTAACCATTCTTGCATAGATACACCTCTTTCAACTACTCCTTTTAATTCAGAAGATAATTGATTTGCAAGAGATTTTCTATCTCCCCATGTTTTAGAAGATACAGGTAGAGAAGTGTTTTTTACAGGTAATTTTATTCCTAATCTTCTTTCTATATCAGCTTTTTTAGCTTCTATTTCAGATTGAGTAGTTATAGGTTCTTCTACAATATTACCATAATTAAGACTATCTAAAAGACTTTGTGTATCATCAGTATCTTCAGCTTTTTTAATTTTAGGTTCTGTTTTATTAGTAACTGATTGACTTAAATAAATATTTGAATAACCTTGAAATGTTGGTTCATTAGTTATTGCGTTAGTAGATAAAACAGAATAACCTGTTTCAGTTCCTAATAAATATTTAATATAAGCATCATTATTAAATGTAGCATTACCATCTTTAGTAATTAATACATTATGTCTTTTATATTTTAAATAATCAATTAATGATTGTCTTTGTACACCAGATAAACTTTCAAGTATTTCATTAGTATAATAATAATGTTTTACTTTATCTCCATCAAATGCAGGTAATTTATCATTAAATTTATGAAGTAATTCTCCTAATAATAAAACACCATTAGGTTTTAATTCTAATCTAGTCTTAGTATTTGTATTTTGAGAAAATACTATAAAGTTAATAAGTCTTTCTAAAGTTTGATCAATATTATCTTCTTCACGTTTAACAAAATCAAATTCAGTTTGAATAGCTCCTAAATCATTATTAGTAATATACTCTTGTAATTCATCAAAAGTCATATCTTGTTTTTGACTTAATAATCTTGAACGTAATATAATTAAATCTAATGTAGCTGATGCTTTTTCATCACTTAATTTATTAGTGTTTAATTTTAAAGGAAACATTTCACCATTAATCATAGGTATAAGTAAAAATACTTCACCTTTACTTCTAGCTTTAAGATTTAAATTATGAACTGGTAAATCAGTAGCCGTATGTTTAACCATTCCTTTATTACCTACATATATGGTATTCTTTTTAAAGTAATTAATCTTTTCTTTTTCGGTCATTCCTTCAAATACTGCAAGATTTAATATACTACCACCTTGCTCACCTATTTTAAGCACTCCTGTGAACTGTTTATCTACTTTACCTTCTATACCTTCAAAACTACCTTGATTGTCTACTAAAGCCTTTATAATAGCTTTACGTAAAGGTAATGTTTCTCTAGTTACTATATCAGGATTAGGATGTGACATTGAATCTATAAAAGATGATGCTGATTTAGTACCATTTGAAAGTGTAACTTTAATAAGTAAATAATTTTCTAACATTTCAATTTGTTTATCATTTAATGTACCATCATTTTTTAATTTATCTAATATGGAACTCATTAATTGATCTTGTTTTTGTTGTGTTAAATCACCTAAACTAAATGTAACTTTATCATTTGTTTTATTTCGTGTTTCTTTTTCATATTCTACAAATGATTCTAATCCTGGAATTGATTCACCAGTATCTTGATAAGTACTAATAATTCTAGCAGCACTTTGATTTTTATCTGAAAATTCAGGATTTGTATTTTCTTTTAATTCTAAAAAATTATTAGGATCTTCAATAGTATCTTCTACTTCTGAAGTTTCAGAATTTTGTAATGTTTCTAAATCTGTAACAATTGTTATATCTGTAGCACTTTTAGTATCAGTATTAACTGTAGTAGTACCAATAACTTCATCTTGTTCAAATTGTTCTTCATCTTCTTGAATTACATCAGCTTCTTCTTTTGCTTTTTTAAGTTCTAATGCTGTTTCTAAAGCTACTTTATGTTCAGCTAACTTATCAAGTATTACAGGATTTGTCTGATATTCTTCTTTAAGATTTCTAGCATAACTTTCAAGTTCTTTAATTGATTCTATTTCTGCGATTTCACCTAATACTGAATCATATTGTTCTAATTTTTCAGGTGTAACAGCTTTCTCATCTTTTTTAACTTGATTGTTATATTTATCAAAATCTTTTTGAATTCTTTCTTTATTCCAAAATAATTTATCTAATTTATCAACTTGTTGAAATTCTTCTTTTAATTCTTTTAAATCTTCTGTTACTTTACGTAAACGCTCATCAGAAGTTTCTAAAACATCTTTATCAACTTTATTTGCTTGTTCTATATCAACAGTATAATTATCTAAATCTAAATTGACACTAGATGAATAACCTAAATCTGCTAATATTTGAGCTTTATCTTTTTCGAGTTCTTTAATTTTTTTATTATAAATATCTTTAACTACTTTATTAGTTAAATAATTTTGTGCTAAAACCTTTCTAAACTCTTGTGTTTTTTGTTGTTTAACTTCTTCAGTTAAAGATTCATCTTTAAATGTAGGATTATATAATGATGGTGCAAACTTTTGAAAATTACTTAAAGCGTTTTCCATTAAAGTTGCTTTAGACATTACACGCTCTACAATATCTTTTTTAGAAACTTTATTACCTAACTCTTGTTCTTTTTGTAATACTTCTTCTAATTGAGTAGATTCTTCTAAATGCTTTCTTAAAACTTCTAGTCCTAATTTATCATTCATTATAAAACCCATTGCAAGTTGAGAACCTGCAATATCTCTTAATTCTTCAAGAACTTCAAAATCACCTTTAGCTAATGCATTTTGATACATTTCGTCTAAAGTTTCTAAGTTTTTTAAAGCAGCTACTTTAGATCTTGCTTTTGTTACATTAACAGAACCATCTTCATTATATACATTTTCAGTTAAAGCTTTATAATAACTATCAATAGATGTATGTGCTACATCTAATAATGATTGTGTTGCTTTTCTATCTCTAATATCTTGTTTACCTCCACTAAATGCTTGCATACCACCACCTAAAAAAGCTCCTAAAAACATTGCTTTTAGACCTTCAGTAGACGAGATAGTATTTAAATAAGCATCACCTAATTCTCCTAAATTAAAATCATTAAACATATTATTAGTTAACTGACCTTTTTTAGCTGAATTAGTAAACATATGTTCAACACTCATCTGCATTCCTTCTTCCCATAAACCTTCAGAAATTGTTGCTTTACCAATATCTCCAAGTCTGCGACTAACTTTTTTATATATTTGAGGATTTATCACGTTTTGTAATAAAGTACCTTTTTTATCAAAAACTTCAGTGGCTGTTTTATTAACTGTACGACCCCATAACATGTTTGATTGTAAAGCATTGGGACCCATTAAAATAGCAGTATTTGCTATAAATATATCTCTACCTAATCTAGCTTTTTGTTCAGTAAATGTTTGTTCTGCTTCTTCTGCGGTTAAACCTTTAGATAATTGTGATTGTATAAAAGTATCTTTAGTTTTATCAAAATTTTCCATAGCATTACCTGCTTCAGCAGCAGATTCAAACATAGTATTTGCAATTGTTGCAGTAATAACATCTCCTTTTTGTGCAGAAAGTAAAGGATCAGCTCTATTTAAAACTTTTAAAAGTTTTTCATTTGCTCCAAGTTTTGCTAATTTATTACCTACACCAATTCCTTTTAAAATAGCTCCTGGTGCCATCATAGATACAATATATCCTATACCATCAGCACCATCTGTAGCCCAAAAATCAATAGATGTAATATTTGCCCATAAATTACCTTCTGCTACAGCTTTTTTAACATATACAGGTAAATACTCATTATTAATTTTTTGATTTAAATTATTTAATGATTTAACCCAGGAATTATTAACAAATGTTTCCCAACCTTGACCTTCTTCAGCAAATGGAGCTGCTATTGCACCACCAATAAATCCTGGCATTTTAGCTAATTCTACACCTACTTTAAGTCCTACTCTAGCTAAACCTGCACCTGCTTTATCTATCCAGGGTTGATTTTTAGATCTATAGTCTTCTAAAGAATCTACAAAATCATTAAACTCAATACTTGTAGTGGGAGATAAATTTTTATCATATTTAGAAGAACCTAATCCAACATTATAACCATACATGTCTCCAGAACCACTTTCTGTAGTTTTAGACATAGGTGATGTAAATTTTTGATCATATGTAGATTTAGATAATACTTTAAAAGGATCAAATTCTTTTTCTTTTTCCATAATTATTTTTTATTAAATCTTCTATCGTACATTTCATAAATTTGATTTTGTACATATTCAGAAGGTAATACTAAAGGATTACCATTATCATCTGTTTCTTGATAGGTTTCACCATTAGCTTTTTTATATTTAACAATATATCCATCTTGTTCAGCTACATAAACACTTTCAATTTCTTTTAAACCAATTTCGTTTAAAGTTTTATCTTCATATTTATTAATTAAACCAGGAGCTTGTTTTCCTTTTAATGTAATATTTTTAATTGTTTTAGAAGCTTTAAATTCTGGTTTTTTAATTTCTTCAGAATCTCTATCCATGTAAACTTCTTTTCTTTTTTCTACACCACCTTCTTTATATGTAATTTGTACAACATGTGGTAAAACAAAAGAATCATCATTAAAAGTAGTTTTATCATTTTTAGTTAAAACATTATCTGGTGAAACCATTCCTACATATTCTACTTTATAATTTGGATATTTAGATAAATCAATTGTTTTTTGAGAATCTTTGTCTATTAAAGTTCTTCTACCTGAAGAAACTTCTTGTAAAAGATGAGTATTCATATCTGTACCTTTTTTAGATGTAAAAACTAAAGGTTTTTGTAAATTATTATCTACCGCTGTAGGTTTTAATATTTTATTAGAAAAAGAATAATTTTGTGTATTTTTAATATATTGCTGGATTTTAGTAACATTAGCTTTAGAAAACTTAGGTTCTTTAGCATCTATTTGACCACTATTTTTCATAGCATTATACATAGTATCATAATATTCTAACTCAGATTTACTTAAATCTTTTTCAGTATAAACACCATTTGCAGCTGATTCCTTAGTATTAAATCCTCCAGGACCAGTACTAGTAATTCTAACATTTGTTACAGAAGGTTTATATTGACCTAATTTATTTAAAGAAGAAGCTAAATTTGTTTTGTTATTATTAAATTCAACTACAGGTTCTGTAACTGAAGGTACATTGGAATTTTCTTCTTCTTTTTTCTTTAAATCACCTTTCCAAGTTCTACCTGTAGATAAAGAATCATCTACTTTAGTTTTAATTTTAGAACCAGCAGCTAAATTAATTTGATTTATAATATAATTTTTATCTGTACTTGTAAAATCTGCCCACTCACGACCTGGTGCATTTTCTTTAATCCATTTTTCAGCAAGTCTTTGTGTAGCACTTTCAATTTGTTTTACATTATCACTTGTAACTCTTTTACCTGTTTCTGTAACCATAATTAAAGTACCTTCAGGACCTTCATCAAAACCATAACCGTTTTTTGTAATCCAACCTTTAGTTGTTTCACCTAAACCTGTCATAAAATCTTTTATATCTGCTTCTAAATCTTGAAATTTAGGAGCAACCATTTGACCAATTGGTTTAACTTTTTGATTAAGACCAAAATCATCAGCATATTTTTTTCTATGTTCTAACCAACGTTGAGTAGCTACTTCAGGTCCTGCTTTCTTAGCTTCTTCTGTAGACATCCAATCTTTGTATAATTGATCGTGTACTACTTTTGCTTGATTTATTTGACCTATTGTACCTGTAGGTGATATAGTTTCTTGAAATTCTCTATTAAATTTTAATAAATCACCTTTAGTATTATTTGTATAACCTTGTTTATTTAATAACTCAGCTTGTTGATTTATTTTATCAGCTAATTTAGCTCTTTCAGCTTTAGCATATTCATTATGAACATCTAAAGGATCTATTTTAGCTAATTCAGCTTCTAATGCACCTAATTGAGCAGAAGTTTGATCGTGTTGCTGACGTTTCATAACTGGGGCCATTAATACTTCTTGTAGTGATAACGGATCATATGCAGAAACGGACATATTTGTATATCTATTCATTATTAATATTTTTTAAATTTCATTTTACCACCATAAGCTCCTGTGGTAATTGGTGATGTATCTATTGAAGGTCTATTTTTAAAATAAGTTGTACCTTTCTTTTTAACTTCTTCTTGTGCAGCAGCTTTTACTTCTTCTTCAGTAGCATTAGGATTTATTTTTAAATATTCTCCTAACCAAGTATAACCTGTCATATTTTCTGCAATATCTTTAAATACTTCTTCTTTTCCAATAGAACCTATATCTGTACCTAATTGACCAACTAATTTACTTCTATTAGTTTCATAAGCACCTTTATTACGAGCTGTTAAATCTTCAGCCATTACTGTACGTGCTATATTAGCTTCAGTATTTTGATTATTAAATTGTTGACCAAATTGATTAGTTGCTATATTTTTACCTTGAGCTTCAATCATTGCTTGATTTAAAGCTTTATTTTTATTTAATCCTGCTGCAATTATAGCGTTTCTAGTAGCTCCTTGCGAACCTCCCATTTGACTAATTGCATTTATAGAATTATTCATTTCACTATTAGCTAAATTAACTAATGATTTCTCATCAATATATTCAGGTTTAAATCTAGTATCATTTAAAACAGGATTTACTTTATCGTAACCATTCTTTTTAAGTCTAGCTAATTCTGCAAGATTCATTGCTACTGGAGCAGCTCTTAATACGTGAGGATAATTTTTTTTAACTTCATCTCCTACTTTTTTCCAATTAAATTTATTTTCAGTAGTAGTAGATTGTCCAATTTGAGGTAATTGACTTTTATCAGTTAGTACAGGACCATTAGCTGTAAATGTTTTATTATCAACTTTTAATGAATTAACTGGTGTTACTTGTCTACGAATATTTTGATTCATTACAGTTGGTAGTATTTTACCAATTGGTGCTCCAACTTGAGGTATTGTACTTGTAGATTTACGAAATCCTAAAGGACCTTCACCTTCATACATATTACCACCTAATGCAAAATCAGACGTATATTGTGAACCTAATATTTTAGCATCAACAACTGCTTGTTTTTGGGCTTCTTTTTTAGCTTTTTCTCCATTTATAATTCCTGTTCCAATATCAGCAATTGTTTTACCTATAAATCCACCAACTGGTCCACCAATAGCTGTACCAGCTAAAGTAAGTCCTCCTGTTATACCTTGAGTTAAAGCTTGATCTTTATTACCTGTTGCTAAACTAGTTAAACCTCCAGCTAAATCATCTAAACCTCCTAAAGGTAATGTACCTTGTGTTATATCACCACCAAGTACAAATTGATTCATACCTTCAGGTATTTCACCATTCATCATATCAGGTACTTCTTGTGATTGTGTTTGCATAGCTTCTTGTTGAGCTTTAATCATCTCTTGAGCTTGTGCAACTTTATCAGCAATATCTTTTTTAGTAGCTTGTGAAGGCTGATCATTTCTATCTTTAAATGTTTTATCAATTAAAGACATAATTTGACCTGGAGTTTTACCTGCAAATTTACGAGGTAATCCTACAGCTTCTACAGCTTCTTGAGATAAAGGAATTCTATTAGAGTATATCATATCACCCATTCTAGCTTCTCCTTGCTCTACAGTATTTTGTGCCCCTTCAGGACTTGTACCCATAGGAATTCCACCATTTGGGTTAGTGGAATGTGTACCACCTTCATTGTAAGTTGTTATTTTGTTCATATTGTTAGTAAAAATTTTATATTAAAAAAGGGTAACTAATTTTACTTAATTACCCTTTGTGTGTTTATTCTTCTTCTTGTAATGTTTTAAATAAATATTTACTTATTAGTTTAGCTTTTTGTTCATTATCTACTTTAGCAATAATTTCATCTTCTGTAAAAACTATCCATTCATTTGATTTTTCATCAAATTTGTAATATTTATCATATTTTGTTTTAATGGGTTTATTTTGTAAATATGTTTCTAATTCTTTTTGATTTTGATATTTTGTTTCTTTATCACACAAATTATAAAATTTATATTTTTGATTAATTTTCCAATCTGAATTAAGTATTTGTCTAACTCTTTCACTTGAAAGATTTACAAAATTTCCAGCTTCTTTTAATGTTTCAAATCTATATGTTTTATTATTTAAATCTAAATAAATTATTTTATTTAATCTTTTATATTCTTCACGATTTTCTTCTTCAACAAGTTGTTCTTCTAATTTATTTTTCCAACTTAAAATTTCTTCTATTTCAGAATCATAAAAATCTTTAGTTACAATTCTATAATTATTAGAAATAATTGTATTGTTGTTTAATCGATTAGAATTAATTTGTGATTTATTTAAAAATCTACTACATTGTTGAATACTTTCAAATTCTTCTATAATATTATGATTTAAATCTAAAAGTAATATAGGAATAGATAATACATCTGAACCACCACTTTTAACATCTTTATTTATATTATAAAGATTTTCCCAATTAAAAGAATCTATATAAAACTGCTCTAATTCATAAAGTTCATCTCTATCTAAATTATCATTAGATTCAATAGTTTCAAATAAAAATTTACTTTCACCATATTCATTAAAAGAATTTTGTAAATGTATATTATGATGAGCATTTCTTCTAAGATAGTAAAAATGCTCATCTTTTCTTTTATTTAAATCAATAGAACTACCGATATATCTTTTTTTATTTACTAAATTTCTTATTTGATATACTCCTTGTTTCATAAATTATTTATAATTTATACAAATATACAAAATATTTTCTATATTTCCTAATTTTTCACAATTATTTAACAATATATTTTATACTTATTTTATTAATAGTTTATAATTAAACTGTATAGTAACAAATAATATCGTGCAAAATCATCTTATAATTATCCTCATTATCTAATTGTAATTTTAAATAAACCCAAGGATTACGTATTCTATTTCTACCTTCTCTAGGTATTAATGCGTGCCAATCTCTAAACTTACGTCTAAGATTTTTATTTCTACCCAACTCTAAAGGTATTAAACCAGAGTTTTGATACTCATTATAAGCTTGAATCTTAGTTAATGTTTCATCAGGTTGATCAATATCATTTAAATAAAGTTCTGATTTAAATTGAATATTATCAAATACACAATCTAAATCTGCTTCAGGATTTAACATTAAAGTTATATAAGAAGGATAATATGTATCAAAGTATACATTGTATTGTCCAGCATACTGTTTATATATTTTTTTATTATTAGGATGTGTTACTAAAAAGTTATTACCTTTACTAATATACATATTAGGTAAGTAATCATACAAACTTATAAAGCTTTGAGTTAATTCATTATAATTAATAGTAAAAGATTTATTTCCTTGTAAAAAAGTCATAAATGCCTCATTATTAATATAATCATATCCTGATGTTATACCAGCTCTTAAAATAGGATTATTATTTTTTAATAAACCATCAGTAGTATTATTTTGTAAAAATGAATGTAATCCTTTTATATCTGATAATTTACTAGCTCCATTATTAAACATTTTAATAGATTTATTATTTAAATCATAAAAATAAAATGTTTGTGGACTATTTACAACTGACCATTTATTTAATGTACCTGAATCTGTACTAATATATTTATACTCTTGTAATACTTGACCAGAACCTAATTCTACAGATATACCATCTGAACCTTGTACTTGTACTCTAGGATTAATAGATAAAAAAGCTACACCATTATCTTGAAAAGTATAAAGTTCATCTTTAAAATTATGTAGATGTGTAATAGGTCCATATTTACCATCTAATGAAAGAACTTCATTTGGAAGTAAATTAGTCCAACTATCAATTAATTCTCCAGGAGATTTAAGACTAGAAGCAATTACATTAGCATCATAAATATTTTCTTTTTTAAAATTATAATTTAAGTCTTTTCTTAAAAATAAATTAGGTTGTTGTGAATATACTTTATTATATTTATGAAAATCATCATATCTAGTTTGAAATATACTATCCCACGCTCCTATACTTGAATCATTTCTATTTTTTAAATTTACAGAAGTTTCAATACGTACACTTACAATTTCTGTAGTTTGCATTGTATTTATTCCATATTTTTCAACATCAGTTTTTACTAATTTTGTAAATTTAAAATCATTTATAAAAGTATCACCAGGATTATAAATTATAATATTAGAATTGTTAATATTTATATATTCTCCTATTTCAATATAATTAGTTCTTTTTTTAGATTCATAAGTATTTCCTCCGTATATATTTCCTATGTATATTTGAATCTCTGGTATTTTAATTTCTCCTATTAAAGAAATATCTTGATCTGTTAATAAAGTATGAGTATGAAGATTTTTATAATTAATTCTATTTTTTGGAAGAATACTTGTTCCTAGTCCCAAAACAAAAGTTAAATTTTTAGCTCCGTAAGAATTAGCTCCAATTACAGCAGGAGCACTAACACTATCGTCAGTTAATATAGGTTGCCATGAATTTGAATAAGCATAATTTATATCATTATTATAAACAGTTCTTCCTTGTCCTTTTTCTGTTATTATTGGTGTTCCGTAGAAATCATATTCTCTACCTCCAAAAATTAATGTATTATATGGATTACTGGTGTTTGCTAAAGATCTTTTAAAGTTTCCTTTATATTCTCTTAAATATTGACTAAAAGGAGTATATCCTTCATTAGTTGCTATTAATCCATATTTAAAATTTTGATAAGGATCTGCTATAGATTTAACTAATGTTCCTAAAGTTTCTGAACATTTAATATCCCAAGGAGTTAATGAATTACTTCCTTTAGCTTCATAAGCAGTTTCTTTTGTTTCTGGATTTCTAAGTTGTGACCACCATTCATTGTTATTATTTTCTATTCCTCCTATTATTTTTAATTTACTATTTATATTAATGTTATTAATATTATCAAATAATATTTCAGGAGAAAATAATTGCATCATATGATTATATTGCCAAAAATCTTTAATCCATCCAGAAGAAGATGTTGATTTATAAACTTCATTTGAAGGAGAACTATCTAATGCTGATGATTGAGGATGAAATGGAATTTGTCTATCTAGTTTAGAATAATTATCCATACCATGAATAGGAGATAAATAACTATCTATTCTTCTCATTAAAGAAGGCATTTTTAACCCATTGTCTGCTGAAATTTCATTATTAGTATTAATTAGTCCATAATTTTCTCCAAAATCACTAACATTAAATCCATCACCACCATGACGACCCATAGACATCATTGTATTTATAATACCTTGACAAATAATAGTTTTATCATTTAAAGTTCTATCTGCTCTAAGTATCTTATAACCTACAGGTTTTAATTCTTCATCATAATTACCTTCATCAGTTAAAAAATTATTTGAATCATTTAACCATGTGTAAAATTCAGATTTTAATGTTATTTCTAAATAAGAAAACCATCCATTTAAATTAGATTGATCTAAATTATTAGGATGAGTTTTAAAATCAGCAATCCATTTAGGTAAACTAATTTGTCCTTTTAAATTATAAAATTGAAGTCCTATTCTGTATATTTCATTATCTTTAAAAACATTATCTGCTTTTAAAGTTAAATCTTGTCTTCTTTTTAATTCATATTTTAAATATTTACCTTCACCACCTAATTGAATACCATTATTAGTATATTTATACTTATCATAATCTTTATTGATTGATGAATGATTTAAAGGAATAGAATCATAATTAGGAGTAGTAAAATCTATTGTTATTTCTTCTATTGGAAATAATGGATTAGAACCAACTGTTTCAAATCTATCTACTACTTTTGAATTACCTAATGCTTGAAAACTATATGCTCTGCAATCAAGATCTATATTATAATTTTTTTCTTCATAATTTGCTGAAAATAATCTATTATCTTTAGAATTAATATGTTTAGGTATAATAATATCTGAACCTAAAAAAGTAAATTGTTCTAAAGATACATTTTGAATTATATTACCATCATCATAATAAGTTAAATCTTCATTGTTTGTGATATCTGTATCTAAAAGTAAACTAATTTCAGGTATTTGATTATAAGAAGTATATTTTATAGAATATAATTTTAAATTAGTATAATTTTTATCAATACTTGGTATATATATTATAGGTGTAGTACTTACTACTTCATTAACTTCTCCACCACCTAAAGTACTTTTATCTAAAGATATTAATTCAGATAAAGGACTAATTTTAGTTTGAGAAGAATTAATTCTGTATAAATTGTAAGCATATTGTATCATACCTGAAGTATGATTTCCTCCAACTAATTTATCAGTTATTTGAGGTTGTGATAAATTAAAATTACTTACTTGGTTAATAGTTGTTACAGGTATATCTATTAATTGTTCTAAATCTCCATTTGATATAGAATGATTAATATTTAAAAATCTCATTTGATTTACACCATCTACCCAATATACTTTATCAATTTTTTTATTTTCAAAATTTGATAATGCCCATATTGGATAATTAGAAGAAAAATTTAAATTTCTTACATAAAGTAATCTTAAATCAAAATCACTTTCATTTAATTTCCAAATACAATCAATACCATTATTATCTGTTGTAAATAATATAAAACATTCTCTATTATAAGAATGTCCTATAATTACTTGTTCTGTAGATGTTGAATTTGTTAATTCATTTGTAGTATATAATAATGTTTTATTACCATATGTAATAACACCGTCATTAATTACTATACTTGGTAATTCTAATATCAGACTATTACCTTTTTCATTAGTTACAGAACCTGTACTTTGTGAATCAGTTGCAATAATTCGTATATTTTTACCTTCAAAATAAAATTGTGGTTGAAATTTAGATTTACTAATATCTTTATTCATACCACCATTATACGTAATTTTTGTTGCTTTATTCATTATCTATTATCTTTTATATATTCTTTCATTCCAAAGTTTTTATAAAATGATTCATGAGCTTTATCATTAATAATTAATCTATTAATAGCATTCATCATAGATTCCATTTTATCTATTGTAGGCATTTGTAAATCAGTATTAGCTGCTCCCATATACCAACATTTTTTTTGTTCATAATATTGAAATACTTTATCAGTTATTTTACCTACTGAAAATAATTGTTCTAAATATCTAAACATTATATAATATTCTAATGCTAATTTAACTTTTTCAGTATTAGGTATTAAAGGAAATTCATTTTCATCTGTAGCAATTGCTCTATATGAAATTTCAATAAAACCTTCTTCACGAGAAGTAAATATAATACCATTTTGAATTGAATAAGTATATTCTCTAATTAATTCAAGTTCACTATTTAATTCATTTTGACTTTTATGATATAAATTAGTAGCTTCTCTCATAGCAATTGGATCTTGACAACCATCTAATCCTAAATATCTAACTCCTCTAATTTGTGTTAAATCACAAGGTAGTGGTGATTTAAATGATTCTATTGGAATAGGATCTGTAACTTTTTCAACTAAAGCCATAGGTGCTCCTAATAAAGGAATACATTCTAAAGCATATTCAGCTGCTTCTTCATATTTTAAATCTTTAAGTAAAGGTTGTCTTAATACTCTCCATAAGATTTCACCCATACCAATCATTTGTCCATTATGTGCCATATTTAATATAATTTATAAGTGTCATATCTTTCTTTTTCTTCATCTTTAATTCTTTTAGCTAAATCTCTAGCAAAATTTCTAGCTGCTTTAAATTTGTAATATTTTTTATTTTTAAAACCTAATCCTACCTTAATAAGATTTATACTAAAAATATAACCAGAAGTATGAGAATTATTAAATCTTACAAGAAGTTTTTTCTCTTTTGCTTCTTCATCAGATTGCCATAGTTCTTTAGTAACTTTCCAATCAATAGGTACAGTATTACGTAGTTTTCCATTTACAATACGAGGTCTTCTTTTAACTTTTCTAACACCTACAACTAAATGTAAATGATTCATATAATATTCTATATTCTCATTTAAAATTAAATTAATAATTTCATTATTAAAATCTGAAATAATTTTATTATATTTTTTTGAAGAAACATGATTTTTATATTTATCTTTATAATATTTATAATAATCAGTAATTCCATAATGAACTTGAATTTTATTATTAGATTTCTTAGTCATTTGAATCATTAGTTTTATCTTCAGGTATTTGTAAAAGTTTTACATATTCACTTATAATTTCCATTTTAATTAAATCTATATAATGTGATTGTAAAGGATAATCTGTAGAATTTATATCAAAACAAGGTGCAGGTGTTTCACATCCACAACAATTATTATAAATTTTTAATTCTAAAGGATCTTCAAATACTCCTGAAACAGTTATACATTCAATTAATCTTAAAGCTTTATTTTCACTAATTAAATAAATATAACCATCATCATTTAAAAAAGAATAAATACTATTTTTAAATGGTGAAAATTGATGATATAAAGCTCTTTCTTTAGGTAAAAAATTAAAAGGTAAACTTGTTATGTTTGTAGGTTTAACACTTGTGATTGCAGGTGCTAAATGTAATTCTAATGCTTGTGGAATAGGTCTTTTAGTTCTAAGTATTTTTCCACAAACAAAATCTAAATTACATTGATTTATAGACACTTCTTCTAATCCTTCACAAAAACTTTGTGTTATAGAAATATCTACACTTCTTTGTAAATTATTAAGTTCTTGTCTTAAATATTTAGCTCGTTTAATATTAAATAGATGTATAATGTGTCTATCATCTATTTCTGTATCGTCTTGGTATTGTTTTATACCTTCTCGTACATCGTAAATTAATTTTGATAATATCATATGTATATAAATAAAAAAACCTCTCCATGGAGAGGCTCTAATTTGTTATGTGTTTAAAAATTTTAAATAATCTTTATTACTTATAAAGTATTGTTGACCACAATCATTACATTGCATTAATCTTTTAATAGTTCCTGATGCAGTAACAATAGTTTTAATTAGTTCTACATTTTCTGAACCATCATTAGGACATGTAAACTTAGGTTTTCCTAATATAACTCCATGATGTGTTTCATGTGTAGAATATAATCTTAATCTTTGATAAACTTCTTCAGTTAATGCAACATCAATCATATTATAATGTACCATTTCTTTCATTGAAGTATCTCTTTGTTCTTTAGAACCTTTACCAAACACATCATACATTACAATATCATTCCACATTGATAATCCTGAGTGTTTATATTTACCACCTAATCCTAAAAATGTTGCAATATAATCTAATTTATTTGAATTAAAATTAAAATGATATTTTGCTTTTTTAAGAGTATCAAATTGTTTATATTTAGGTAGTGTTAAAATTCCATGTTTTAAAGCTCTTGTCATTATAAATGCAGTATCATATCTTTCAATATTATGACCTATAATTTCATCAGCTTCGTTCATTAAACCAATAAATGTTTGAATTAATTCTTTATCACATCCATTATTCCATTCTTTACAGTATACTTGATCTTCTCCTTCCCATTTCCAAGCAATAGTAATAATTGCTCTTTCATGTATAATTTGATCAGGAGTAATTGTTTGATTATAACCTGCTCTCCAAAACCATCCTATATTATAAGAAGTTTCAATATCATAAAATAATCTTTTAATTTTAGTAGGTTGCCATGGTTCATTTAAAATTAATTTAAATGTTTTATTATCTTTACCTGGTAATTCAGCATTAACTTCTCTAATTGCTTGTTTACATTGAGCTATTGTAGATCCTTGTAAACGTTTAGATAATCTTTTTCCACCTTCTTTTAAATATCCTGGACGATTTCTTAAAAATTCTTTAATTTGTTTAATACTCATATTTTTAATTTAAATTAATATATATTGTACAAAGGTACAAAATATATTTGATAATTCCTAATCATTTAACTTTTTATTAACAATCTTAAAAAAGGAAATTGTATTAATAACCATTTTCTAAATACTGTAAAAGCAAGTATAATTAGTATAATTAATATAATCCAAAACCAACCCCAAAATCCTAATTGAAATCCTTTTTTTTCATTTACTTTAACTTTTGCTTTATCTTTCTTTTCATATTGTAACATATGTTTTTCTACTACTTTTTCAACAGTAGAATCAATATACTTAATTTTAGCAACAGAATCTTTTACTTTTTTCTCTTGTTCAATACGTTTTGTTTCAATTTCTTTTTGTTGTTCTTTTTTAAATTTTTCCTCAATAATAGTTTTAGTTTTTCTTTCTAAAAGTTGTCCATTGGAATCATTTATATAAATATCACCATTACCTACAGGTCTAAAACCTTCTAATGGATTTTTAAGTGTTTCAGTTACTTCTGTTGTAGTTTTTCTAGTATTTTCTTCAGAAGAACTTTCATTATATTTTTGATTAAATTCTTTTAATAATTCTTCTTTTAATACAACTCTAATTGAATCTAATCTTTTACTTTCAGCTTGTTTTATTTTTTCTTGTTGAGTAATTTCTTGAGCAGAAATTTGTGATTGATTTTCTGTTTGAGTTTTTGTTTTTGGACCACAAGATAAAATAGTAATTAAACTAAAAATAATTATTAATACTTTTTTCATGTTAAATGTTTATATTCAGCTATAGCATCAAAACTAGGACATTCTTTAATTCTTTCCCAACTTTCAATAACTCCATTACCATTTTTATCTGGTGAGAAATCTCTATGACCTTTAATTGTTATTTTATTAGTATTACCGTTCATTTTAAGCCATTGTAAAGCTTCTTCTATACATTTTAATATAGATTGCTTTTGAGCAGCAGTTCGTGTATCCTTACTCTTGTAAATAGGTTTTTCTTTTGTACCACTTACTTCAATTCCACCTACATAACAAATATGTAAAGTGGAACTATTAAAACCTAATACTCCATTAGTAATTGTGTTAAATTCTGCAAGCTTTTCAATTTTACCATCTACTTCAACAAGTCTATGATAACCTGGTGCTTTCCAACCTTTAGATTTCCAAAAAGCTTCTATATCTTTTCGTTTACTAAATCCTGCAGAACAATGTATTACTATACTTTTAATATCTTTAGCTTTTGGCATTATGAATTTTGTTTTTTATATTGTTCAAATTCTTTTTTAAGTTTATCGTGATCTTTTTGTAATGTCATATAATGTTTTTCTAATTCCATATACTGACCTTTTAATTCTCTATGTAATTTTTCCCAATTTTGTGATGTTTCAATTTCTTTTGCATATTGAAGTTGTATGTTATTAAATTGATTTTGTAAAGATTTATTATGTTCTCTTACACGATCTAATTCTAACATTACTTCATTCATTCTTGTTTTATAATCTTCTAAAAAATGATCATATACACTTTGCATTGTTGAAACAGCATCAGCATTAGATTTTTTTAATTCAACTTTTTGTTTTTCTTTACCTCCAAAAATCCAAGCAATAGGTATAGCAATTGTTGTTACAACTGTATACCAGTTATTAAAAAAAAATTCTTTTAAAACTGTAATCATTTTTATTTTTTAAATTGTTTAATAATCCATAATGTTATTGATATCACAACTAATCCTAATCCTGTAAAAAATTGTGTTGATAAAAATATATTATCTTTTGGTAAGTTTTCAGAATATAATGTAAATCCATAAATAATTTGATGAATTAACCATCCTGAAAATCCTCCATATATACCTGTAGTTATTACATCTCTCATATCTGGAATAGCTTTAGGAAAAAATATTTTTTGTCCATACTCTAATATTCCTGCAATTACTGTTGTAAAAATAATTGCTATTAAAAATTGTAAAATAAAAGCTCTTTCATAAGGTAATAACATTAAAGATATTCCTGTTCCTAATATTAAATGCAATTTAAAATTTGAAGTTTTATAAGCTTCTAATAATAATTTTATAAATCTAAATTTCATATTTCTGTATTTTAATTATTTCCAAACTCCTGCAACTTTTATATTTGGCGTTGCTATTTTCCAAACTCCTGCTACTTTTATATGAACAGTAGCTTCCTTCCATACTCCTGCAACCTTAATCCATGCTATTGTTCCTGCAATTGGAGGCACTCCTGCTCCCACAATAGGAATTTGCCCTATCTCAATCGTTGCACCATCATATAACCTCCTTGTTGCCATTTTATACTTCTCCTAAAATTAATGCACCTGTTATTCCAAAATTTACTACTGTAACAGCACTAAAAGTTAAACAAGCATCAGGATGAATTTCACAAAGTGAATTAATTATGCAACCTGTACTAACTGCATCTAATGGCATTGCACCTGTTGCACTTTCCAATGAAATCATTGCCAACGGTTTAAACATACACACCCCAAAGTTTCCTGCCGATCCTGTTGTTCCCGCAAGAGTTACTGACTCAATACTTCTAAATCCTTTATCTGATCCTTGTAAAGGAATAGGAATAAGGATACCTACTTCTCGATAAAACCCTCCACCGATTATTGTAGCAGTAGATATTCTACCACTCACGCCTGCTGAATTTGTGTAGCTTATTGTTACCGTTGTTTGTGTTGTGCCAATAATGCCATATACTACAATTCCTGCCATAACTCCCTCACCCGATGTATATCTTGTTAATGCTGCGGTTGGAAGATTAGTTGTTTGAGGTGTTGTTAAAGTTCCGTTCAGTCCTCCGCTAACATTTAACAAATCAACAACCATCATTGATGCTGCACCATAATTTGTAGTGCTAATCCTTGCCCCTAACATTGTCAATTTACCTGTTGATACAGCAGGTATAGGGCCCATTGATTGTGCAGAATTTTTGTCTAATGCAACGCTTGTTGTTGGTGTAGCAGGAGCAGGGTTAAAGTATTGCCAATTTGCATTCGGTCTCACTATTCTTATTGTGCTGGTGCTAAAATCAGCGACCCTGTTTTCTTTTAGCTTGTCTACGTATTCGTCAAAGTCAGTTAGTGCCATTATTTTTCTATTGTTGCTATTGAACCGAATAATTCAGGTGCAGTTCCTGAACCAGGGATAAACATTAGTGCTAAACAAGCATTAGGGTCAATAACGGGTATGCCGGGAAGTCCTGTTGTGTAATCTCTCCACCCCATTGTACCACCTGCACCAACTGGAATCCATGCCAAAGGTTGTGCAATGGTTATACCAAAGTTGCCTGCCGTACCCGTAGTAGCCGTTAATTGTATTTGCTCAATAGCTCGAATACCTGAATCACCTGCTGCTAAAGGTATGCGTTGCATACGGGTAGCCTCTCTAAAACCCGTTGCGCCTATATTGATTGTTGATGTTCTTGAACCCGTCCCTGCTTGATTTGTGTAGGTCATTGTAAGGGTTGTAGATGTTGTTCCTATTATTGTATAAATCTCATAAAACGCTATGTTTCCTGCACCGCCCGTATTACGGGTTAAAGCAGGAGTTGGAGTTGACCCTTGTATTGTTTGTGCTGCGGTTGATGTTCCTGATAATCCACCCTCGTGAAATAACCTATCATAAAGTAAATACACGCCTGGGGTTATTGGTGTAATACTTGCCCCAATTAAGTGTTTATCTCTACCACCACCGGGAGCAGTAAAAGGTATTGCCCCTTGAGTTGATTTAGTAGGTATTGCTCCCGCCGTAGGAACATCTCCTTTGGCAGGCATTCCGTCATACTCCCACAGCGAACAACCTCTACCTGACACTGGTGCGGTTGCTGCCACACCTTGAACACGAGGCACTTT